GTCATCACGCCCGTGTCGTCCATTGGCGTGATGACTGGTGTTTTCCCTTGCATATAAACATGGTGTTATACCTCTTATATACCACTAAGGTCATATATAAATAGTTTATACCAAACTCGCCCACCGTAACGGTGGGCCTATAAATAAGGCTTAGTATAAGTTATTTATACCCTATAGATGGGGTAAATCTTGGCTTATAGCCAAAACAGAACGGCAAAAAACCCCACCCTTGCGGGTGGGGTATAAGGCCCGTTTATACTAGGCGGCCTTGCGCTTGGCAACAGCCTTGACCGGCGCGATCTTGGCGACAACCTTGCCCTTGGCGACTGGCGCGGGCTTCTCGCCTTGCTCCGGCTGGATGCGAATGACCGCGACCTCGTTGCGGAAACCTTCGACGACCTTCAGCAGATTGAGCGTGAGCACGCCGGTCTTGTCCTCGGCAATTGCCGCGAGCACCGCCTTGCGCGCTGCGTCCTGCTCGACGCCGGCCTTTTCCAGACGGTCTGCCGCTTGCTTGTAGTGCGAGGCTTTGGCTTGCGCTTGTGCGGCCTTGCGCTTGGCGCTAACCATGAGTGGCGAACCTTCGGTGGCAAACGCCGCCTTGACCGCACGATCCCACCGGCGGGTAAAAGCCGTTTCCTCTTTCGCACCATCCAGCAACTCCGCCTTGATCGTAGCGAGAAACAGATCGGTCGCGGAGGCAGTCTTGATGCCTTCAGCCATTGCCGCTTCGACGAGCGTTTCTGCCACGAGTTCGTAGGCCGCCGTGACCTTGCGTACCGCCGTTGCCTTGGCTTGCTCGATTGTGTCAATCCGGTTCCACGCGGCGATGATGTTAGAGTGATTGAGCTTTGCGTTCATGGTAATCTCCAGTAAGTGACCCACCGTAACGGTGGGCAAGGTCTAGGCCGCTTGGCTATCCAAGTGACCCCCTCAATAGTAGATGAGCATTCGGCAAGGAATCTCGCTAGGTTCGGCGTGACCCACCGTAACGGTGGGCGCAGGATGTGGGGAGGGCTAGGGTAGCGGGGCTACCACCCCCTATGCTGACAACAGGGGGGGAGGGTCAGGTGGGGGGGTTAAGTACCCCGCGCACCTCAAGGTCAATTTTTGACTATAAGCCGCATTTATACCCTATACTCCACCCCGCAACGAAGTATCATGGCCGGCGTAAATCCCGGCGGGGCGCTCCCCCACACTTGACTCCCCCCGACAACGGAGGTAAAAAGCGGGAATGAGCGCCCCAATCCCCACCCCCGCCGAGGCGGAAGCTGCCTTACGCGACGCGAAACTGAAGGCCGCATGCGGTCTGGAGTACGCAGTCAACCTGATGAACGACACTTTGACCGACCCGACCACCCCCTTGCGTGTCGTCGGCGAGATTTACGACCGGTTTTCCAAGCTGGTGGGGGTCGAAAAGCAGCAGGAGCAGCGCGGTGCCGGGTTCAAGCTGGTGATCAACCTGAATTCCGCTACGCAAACGCTGCAGCACACCGAAATCGAGGTGTTTGAAGTCGAAATGGACGCTGAAACCACTGAAAGCCCCCCGAGCTACCTCGAAAACCGCTCCGGAACCGTAGAAATGCTGGCGTCCCTGTGAGCAGCCTCGAATATACCCCGTCGCCGTCGGTCGAACCGTTCCTGACCAGCGACAAATTCCAGAACTTCATCGTTGGTCCGGTGGGGTCAACAAAAACTACTGCTGCGATCATAAAAATTGCTTATGAGGCCAGCCGGATGGCCCCGTGCCGTGACGGGATACGCCGCTCGCGCTGCGTGGTGGTGCGAAACACCCGCCAGATGTTGTGGGACACGACTATTCCAGACTTCCTGAAGTGGTTCCCCAACGGCGACGCCGGCATACTATATAAGACAGACTCGAAATTCCTGCTGAAGCTTGATGGGGTGGAGTGCGAAGTGCTGTTCCGCGGCCTTGATGATGCGGACGACGTCCGGCGGCTGCTCTCCCTCCAGTTGTCGTTCGGCGTACTGGATGAGTTCCGGGAAATCAACCCCGACGTGTTCAACCAGTTGACCAGCCGTCTCGGGCGATACCCCGACGGGATGATGGTGCCGCACCGTCCGGAGTGGGGGATCGACGACAAGGGGAACCCGATCCAAGGGTGCGTCGACGACAACGGGCAACAGATGAAGAAGGTGTGGGGCGCGACGAACCCGCCGGACCGGGACACGTTCTGGGAGCAGCACCTGTCGAACCCGGAGGACAACTGCCACGTTACGATCCAGCCAAGCGGGATGTCGCCCGAAGCCGACTGGGTGCAGCACCTGCCGAGCGGGTACTACGAAGACATCGTCGTTGGGAAGACGGAAGAATGGATCGACGTCTACGTACACGGGAAGTGGGGAAAGTCGCTGTCCGGCATGCCGGTGTTCCGGTGTTTCGACAGGGATACGCATGTGGCGACGACGCCGTTGATCGTTCAGTCGAGTCCGTTGATTATTGGTGTCGACGCGGGGCTTAACCCGACGGCAGTGATCACGCAGCCGACGTACAACGGACGGGTGCTCGTTCACAAGGCGATCACCGGGACGGACAATGGGATGGGGGCGCTACGGTTCATCAGGGAACGGCTGAAGCCGGCGCTGGCCGCGGAGTTCTCGGGCAAGCAGGTGATGATCGTGATCGACCCCGCGGCGTTCCAGCGGGCGCAGACGGATGAACGGACGGTCGCGGATATATACAAGGCCGAAGGGTTCGCGGTGAAACCGGCGCGGACGAACGCACTGGCGGCACGGTTGGCGGTGGTCGAGAGTTACATGACGCGGACGGTCGACGGGCAGTCGGCGATGCTGATAAACGCCAGCGAAACGGAGCTGATCAAGGCGCTGGCCGGGAAGTACCGGTACAAGATCAACACCAAGGGCGTGCAGGATGATGTGCCGGAGAAATCGCACCCGTGGAGTGATTACGCGGACGGGCTGCAGTACGCCTGCCTCCAGCACGACGGCGGGGCAGCGTTCGGGGCGGCGATGACGGCGGTGCGCCGGGAAATAAAGCCCGCACCAGTGGCGTGGGCGCGGTGTTGAGTTGTGATACAGTAGCGCGAAATTACCTGTAGGGGCGCATATGGCCGGACTGAACATCAACGGGATACTCCCGACCCGCAGTTTGCGGGATATTCTGGATGAAGAGAAGCGCGCGGCGGAGCTGCGACAGCAGCAGCCCGGCATCCAGTCCCTCGCCAGCCACGTCAAAAAAGTGTGGGAAGCCGCGCGGACCGCCAAGCAGCAGACCATCGAGCAGCGGCTGCTGACGAACTTGCGCCAACGCCGTGGCGTCTACGAACCCGACCTGTTGGCGGAGATCAAGAAGACCGGCGGCTCGGAAATCTACATGATGATCACGAGTAACAAGTGCCGTGCGGCGTCTGCCTGGTTGCGGGACACGCTGACCGGAGCACGCGACGAGAAGCCGTGGATGATCGACCCCACACCGCTGCCCGACCTCCCGCCAAACTTGCACCGAGCGGTGTACGACGCAGCGAACCAGAAGGCGATGCAGGTCGAAGCGATGATCGGTGCGCCGCTCACTGAGCAGATGGCCCGCGAACTGATTGAACAGGTCAAGTCGACCATGATGGTCGAGATCAAGGAGATGGCGAAGGAAGCGGCCGGCCGGATGGAGATGAAGATGGAGGACCAGCTCGAAGAAGGCGCGTTCTCCCGAGCCTTCGCCGAGTTTATCGACGACATCGTGACATTCCCCGCGGCCTGTATCAAGGGGCCGACGCTCCGGCGCAAGCCGCGGATGGTGTGGAAAGAGACAACAGTTGGCGAGTTTGAGCCGGTGGTGGTCGAGGAAATCGTCCCGACGTGGGGCCGGGTTGATCCGTTCAACCTGTACCCCGCACCAAACAGCACCCACCCGGACGACGGCGACCTGATCGAGCGCCACCGCATGACCCGTACCACCCTGTCCGAACTGATCGGCGTCGAGGGGTACGACGACGGGGCGATCAAGGCGGTGCTCGACGAATACGGTCGTGGCGGACTGCGCGACTGGCTGGCGGTCGACTCGTCCAAGGCGCAGGCCGAAGGTAAGTCCGTCTCCGCGGTGCTGAACAACCCGGAAGCCGAGATTGACGCGATCCAGTACTGGGGCGCGGTGCAGGGCAAGATGTTGATCGAGTGGGGTATGGCCGAAGACCGCGGCGAGCCGATCGAGCCCACCAAGGAGTATCACTGCGAGGTGTGGCTGATCGGGCGGTGGGTCATCAAGGCGATCCTGAACTACGACCCGTTCCACCGCAAGCCGTACTTCAAGGCGTGTTTCGAGGAAATCCCCGGTGCTTGGTGGGGTAACGCACCCCCGGACCTCATGCGCGACTGCGCGAACATGTGCAACTACGCCGCGCGAGCGATGGCGAACAACATGGGCATCGCTTCCGGCCCGCAGGTCGGAGTCAACATTGACCGCCTGCCGCCGGGGGAAGACCTGACGCAGATGTTCCCGTGGAAAATCTGGCAGTTCACCAACGACCCGATGGGCAGCGCCGCGAAGCCGATGGAGTTTTTCCAGCCGCAGAGCATGTCCGGCGAGCTGATGGCGATCTTCGACAAGTTCTCGATGCGTGCCGATGAGGATACTGGCATTCCGCGGTACATCACGGGCGACAACGCGGGTATCGGCGGCGCGGGGCGTACCGCCTCCGGCATGTCGATGCTGATGAGCAACGCGGGCAAGACGATCAAGCAGGTAATCTTCAACATCGACACCTACGTCACCAAGCCGCTGATCGAGCGCCTGTACTTCTACAATATGCAGTACGCCGACGACCCGGACCTCAAGGGCGACGTCAACATCGTCGCCCGCGGAGCCAACAGCCTCGTGGTCAAAGACGCTGCGCAGGTTCGCCGGAACGAGTTCCTGCAGGTGGTGCTCAACAGCCCGGTTGTCCAGCAGATTGTCGGGATGGAAGGGATCGCGGCGCTGCTCCACGAACAGGCGAAAACGCTCGACATGGACGCCGATGCGATCGTACCCTCCGTCGAGGCGCTCCAGCTCAAGCAGTTGGAGGTGCAGATGCAGCAAGGCGTCGCCCCGCCGCCGGTTGAAGGCGGTCCGCCCGGTGCCGGCGGGCGTCAGCGCACGCAGGAAGACCCGCAGCAGAACAAGCAGCAGCTCATGACCGGTGAGCCGGTCACGGACAACATGGGAGCACCGGCATGAAACAAGCCGCAGAAATCGTATCCGTCCTGTTCCTGTCCCGTGAGCAGACCCACCGCGCCCACCTCCTGACCAAGAGCTACGAGCAGCACATGGCGCTCGGCAGTTTCTACGAGGCGGTGATCGAGCTGGCGGACAGCTTCGCCGAGCTGTACCAAGGCACCTACGGACGCATGAGCGACATCCCGTACGGTACGCCGACACCCGGCGCGATTGACGTCGTGCTCGAAAAGCACCTCGACAAAATCGAAGACCTCCGCATCGCGTTCGGCAAGAAGCTTTGCGACCGCCCGCTGGAGAACACCCTCGACGAAATTTGTGGCCTGTACGCGACAACGCTGTACAAGCTGCGACTCCTTACTTGACCCCCACCAACAACCACCCTATATTTACGCCAACTACGCAGGAGGCATCATGACTACATCCGCCGTGCTTTTACCTAACGCCACCGCTACTGGGGCCAGTACCTCAGTTAACAGTTTCCCTGCCACCGGGGCGACGTTTCAGGCATCCGGCACCACCTCTGCCGGGGCGGGTGCGGCGACGATCAAGATTCAGGTCAGCAACGACAACAGCAACTGGCTCGACCTCGGCACCATCACCCTGACCCTGGGCACCGCAGCGACCTCCGATGGCTTCGCCTCCTACGCCGCATGGGCCTACGTGCGAGCCAACGTCACCGCCATCAGCGGCACCAATGCCAGCGTAACCGTCACCCTGGCCGGCTGACATGACCACCGCCGTCAACGCCACGCTGGCCGGCAGCCGCCCGTTCTTCACGCTGACCCCGCTCGGCGCGCTGGTCGGCAACCTCGGCGCCGGTGCGAAAAACCTGTTTTCAGGATTCGATCCAGATGCAGTAATCACGGCTCTATTTGCTAGTGGCGAGCAGGGCGTCTTCTTCGACCCGTCCGACCTGAGCACGATGTTCCAAGAAAGCACAGGCATTACGCCGGTCACTGCGGATGGTCAGCCTGTTGGGTTGATTCTGGACAAGAGCAAGGGGCTGGTGCTTGGGCCGGAGTTGGTGACGAATGGTGACTTCAGCAACGGTAGTACGGGGTGGACGCTGGGCACCGGCTGGACTGTATCGGGTGGGGCTGCAATATCCGCAGGAGGCAATCAGTTCCAATCAGTAATGCAGAACATCATCACGGTTACTGGAACTATCTACAAGATAACCTTAGATGTGACTTATACATCTGGGTCACTCCTTATAAGACTTGGTGGGGGTACAAACTTAGCGGAAATTGGTAGTAGTGGAAGCAAGACGTACTACCTTAGAGCAGAAGGTACTGGCATAACGTTTTTATGCAATGCCACTGGGTACGAATTTGTCGGCTCAATCGACAACATCTCCGTCAAAGAACTCCCCGGCAACCACGGTGTACAGTCGAATGCAGCACTGAAACCTGCACTTAGGTATTCACCGTACCGCATTGATTACGATGCTGTTGATGACACGATTGTTTCTACGTTTGCGTCTAGCCTTGGGACTAATTGCACAGTTTGTCGCGCAGTTGCAGGTGTTGGAGCAAACATCCTGACGGCGCAAACAATAGGAACCTCATACTCCGACAGCACAGACCACTGCGGCCTTATAGTCATTGATCGGGCTTTGACCGCTGGCGAAACATCAGACGTTACGGCCTATCTGAACGCAAAGGCTGGCGTATGACTGGCCTCTTAAATCGTGCAGGCGCAGTGTTGGAGCGTACTAAATGACCTCGAATTTCTCAGCATCGATACCCGCCGCCAACATGCAAGCGGCAAACGATCTGCTCAACAACACTTCGCAGACGCCGGGAGTCAAGTCCTATGGCCCATCGAATTTTTCTGTAGCAGCCTACGCTGGCCCGACCGCGACCGTTGCCCTGCTGCACAGTTGGGGAGATCCGGAATTCGAGGCTGCGGTGGCATCAATTCCGAATGTCACGATCACGCAAGGGACTGACCCAGTAGCGATGACCACGGATGCTGCTGAAGCGGCTGGTGCGACGTGGGGAACAGATGCAGCGCCGCTGACGGGAAATGTGAGTATCGGCCTGTATCAAGATGACGAGGGTACTTTGTGGTGGGTCAAGCAACCATACAACACGGCCATTTACCAGAACCCGTCAGAGTTGCCCGCGCAGATCGAACCGGCGAGGGTTCCTGGAGTTGCCGTTACGTGGTATCAGCCTTCTGCAGAATATCCATTCAAGCTGGTTAATTCATTTACTGGCCAACCGGATACCTGCACGCACAACGGCTTTACGTGGAAGGTCACGCAGGCCGATGGGGCAGGTAACAACGTGTGGGAACCAGGGGTATTTGGCTGGACTAAAGTATGATGACCGCCCTGCTGATCCTCTTCATCGCGCTCCAGTCCGCCGACGCAGCAACCACGATCTACGGACTCCGCAACGGGGCGCGCGAAATGAATGCCGTCGCCCGCTGGCTATTCGACAAGCTCGGCCTGGCTGGCGGCATTTTCCTGACGAAAGTGCCGATTACGGCGGTCGTCGCCTATATCGTGCTGAACGAGTTGGTCGGCCTGACCTTCATGCTGCTGCTTATCGTCCCATTCGTCGCGCTGCTGGCGAACAACCTGTACTGGATAAATAAGACCAGAACTTGACTTCCCCGATGTATAACTGTAGCTTATTTCGCAATCAGGAGAATTTATGGCTTTCAAACCGTTTGAACGTAGTAAGGCTGACAAGGAACCCAAGGGTATGAAGGAGGGTTCCAAGCGCGAAGAGAAGCTCGACGCCAAGCAGATGAAGGGCATTTCCCCCAAAGGCAAGGGCGTCGCGCCGAAGGGCAACCCGTTTGCCAAGGCCGCGCCGTTCGCTAAAGGTGGCGTCGTCAAGAAGGGAAGCCGTGGCTGCTGACCGACACCTCGTCGCTTGCCAGTTGAAACTGAACGGGCTGGAGGAATTCAGTCCGTACAAGAAACATTTGACCGAGTTGCGCGACAAATACCGTGCAGCCAACGATGCAATGGCTTCTGACTCCGTGTTCCGCCAGTACCAAGGCCGGATTCAGCAGCTAAATGATTTGCTGGAAGAACTGGAGCAGTCCGCTGCTCTGGCTTCCAAAATTGGTGGGGCGTAAGCCCTTAATGAGTAGTAGCCCGTAACGTGATGCAAACCCTAGAGATAGCTTGCTAAACGTCGTTCGGCACGAAAAGGAGACTTTTGTGAGTGCATTGCCCAAACAGATTCAAGCCCAACTAGACCAAGCAGAAGCACTGCAGGCCGAGATGGACGCCGCCGCCACTCCCCAAGACGGGAACCCGGAAGCCGCGCCCGAAGCCCAGCAGCCGAACTTGCAGTTGGTAGAACCCGTGGTGCAAGAACCTCAAGTAGCGCAGCCCGAGTACTCGGTGCTGGAGCAACGCTTCCGCGTGATGGAAGGTAAGTATAAGGCAGAGGTGCCAAGGCTTATCGAACAGAACCGGACGCTTTCCGAGCAGTTGGACCGTGCCCTTGCGGCGCTGGAAACCAAGGCGAAAGAAGCCCAGCCTGATGCGAAGCTCGTTACAGATGCCGACATTGAGGCATATGGTGACGATTTGGTGGACATGGTGCGCCGAGCCGCGCGGGAAGAGTTCAAGGCTCTGTCCGAAGCGTTCTCAGCCAAACTTGACCAGCGATTTGGCGACGTTGCGGCGAAAGCCGACCGCGCCGAGAAGCAGGCGGTCAAGTCAGAAACGGACAAGTTCTGGGAAACGGTCTACGCCGCTCACCCGGACTTCGAGACCGTCAACGTTGACGCGCGATGGGACGCGTTCCTGAACAGCAATGTTCCGGGAACCCGCTTTACCCGCCGCGCCGTTGCCGACGACGCGCTGAACCGTTTCGATGCTGGTGTGGTCGTGGAGCAGCTCACTGCCTTCAAGGACTCCATCGGTGTTGGCAAATCCGCACCTGCAGCCAGAGCGAAGCCGAACCTCAATAGTCAAGTTGCCCCGAGCAGCACCAGATCGTCCGCTCCCCAAGCCGAAGGTTCCCAGCGTGTCTGGACCGGCAAGGAGTACGCTGATGCCCTCGACCACCGTAACGGACAACGCATGGCTCGCGAAGACTACGAGGCACTGATTGCGGAAGCTGAGACGGCGCTGGCCGAAGGTCGCGTGCGATTCTGATGATGTCAGGGGCCATGAACAACGTGAAACTTTAGGAGAAATAGCTCATGGCTACCATTACCGCTGGTGCAGTCTACCCCGTTAGCGCACCCTTCAATACCTCGCCGGCCTACTCCGGTACCTTCATCCCGACCATCTGGTCGAGCAAGCTCAACGCCAAGTTCTACACGGCGTCGACGTTTGCTGCCATTTCCAACACCAACTGGGAAGGCGACATCAGCAACATCGGTGACAAGGTTGTGATCCAGAACATTCCGGACATCGCGATCTCGAACTACACCGTTGGCGCTGGCCTGACTTATCAGGCTCCGACGCCGAACACCATCGAGCTGACCATCGACAAGGGCAAGAGCTTCGCGTTCCAGCTCAACGACCTGTTGGCGATGCAGTCCCAGCCGAAGCTGCTCGACATGTTCTCGAACGACGCCGGTATGCAGATGAAGGTCGCTGTCGACTCGAACTGCTTCTACGACACGTTCCTGAACGGCGCGGCCGCCAACAAGGGTGCTACCGCAGGCAAGAACTCCGCCGCGTACAATCTCGGCACCGAAGGCTCTCCGGTCCAGATCACCAGCGGCTCCTCGCTGGCGCTCCTGACCAAGATGTCCGGCGTGCTGGATGAGCAGAACATGCCCGAGTCGGATCGCTTCCTCGTGATCGACCCGCAGACCCGTCAAGACCTGATGTCCTCGAACCTCGCGCAAGCGCAGTTCATGGGCGACAGCAAGTCGATGGTTCGCAGCGGCATGATCGGCGAGATCGACCGCTTCACGGTCTATGTGTCGAACAACCTGCCGCGTATTGCCGCCAACGGTACCCTCTGGATTTCCGGCGACGGCACCCAGAGCACCACGGTTGCAACCACCAACGCCAACAAGCGTCGCGTCCTGATCGCCGGCCACAAGTCTGCCATCACCTTCGCCTCGCAGTTCACCAAGACCGAAACCGTGCGCAACCCGTCCGACTTCGGCGATCTGGTGCGCGGCCTGCAGGTCTACGGCATGAAGGTTGTCAAACCCGAGTCGCTGGCTATCGCCGTCGTCTACTAAGCACCGGGGGCTTCGGCCCCCTGCTTCACCATTTCAGGAGAAAACATCATGGCAGGTTCCAAAATTCAACAAATGGCCTACGCAGGCGCTGACTTTTGCAAGGGCACCATTACCGCGCTAGCCGGCGGCGCTGCGCCCACGCTCGAAGCTAACACCGCCTCTGGCCGGTTCAATACCGTCACCGTCTGCGCCACTACCGGGGACAGCCTCATCCTCCCCGCGGGTATGGGCCAAGGCGCAGAAATCACCATCGTCAACAATGTCGCCACAGTCACGGTCGACATTTACCCGCCGACCGGCGGCACCATCAATGGTGGTACGGCCACTACTGGGCAGCGTGGTGTTGCTACCCAGACGGGAGCCACCTTCGTTTGCGTTTCAACCGATGGTCTGACGTGGATTGCTGATAACACCATCGCCGCAGTATCGTAACCTGCAGTACAATAGCGGGGAGCTTCGGCTCCCCGTTTTAACAACTGGAGAACAAAATGGCTTGGACGTATGGCGAAGTGATGGCGGCGCTCGGCGATGAGGCCCAACCGGTCCCCGGCGGTATTCTCGTGTATCGCGGCAAGCACATCATGGTCGGACTGTGTCATGGTGGCGGCGGATTTGACGTCACCCCTGAAGGACACGAAATTCTGTCCGCCTTTGAAGAGCCCGTTCCGGCTCCGCGGCAGCTCAAGGCAAAGGCAAAGGCCAAGAACGCCGAGCTGGACGCGGTGGACTTAGACGGCTGACACATGCACTTGCTCGTCACGAACGGGGCAATTTACGCCGACAACCTGAAACTCTGCTTCTGCGAGGCCGGAAATGGACGCCCAAATCTACCGCATGGACGATATGAGGTCACGGCGCAGTTCAGCCATGTCCACGGGCGAATCCTCCCCGACGCAATCGGCCTCGGATGGATTGGCGCTTCTCCTGAGTGCGACATCGTTTTGGGTGGAGTACGGGGTCGCAATGGCGTCATTCCATCACCGTCTGCTCTTGTCCGGCTGCTCGCGCTGATCGAGGCGAAAGAGGACATGGGAACGACTATCACGCTTGAGGTGCAGAAGTGATGCTGCTTCCCGACTGGAAACGGATTGCCAAGAAAGCCTGGAGCTTCAGGCTGATGGCCGTGGCCGCTTTCTTCGCCGGCTGCGAAGCGATCCTGCCGTTCGTCGATGACGTGCTCGCCCCGCGCCCGATGGCTTTCGTGGCATTCATCGTGGTGGTTGGCGCGATGCTCACCCGCCTGCTGACCCAAAGGAACCTTGACGAATGACCTCACGATATGGTTCGCGCAAATTCATCCTGGCCCTGCTGGTCCTGGCGGCGGCCACCGCCTTGCGTGCCTTCGGCCTGATCGACGGCGGCATGTGGGTCACGGTGGCCTCGCTTGACCTGACGCTTTACCTTGGCGCGAACGTGGCGCAGAAGGCGACGGCGAAAAATGCAGCCGAGAACTAAGCGCCTCTCTGCTGTAGCGGCTATCGCCACGGCCATCGCCATCCCGGCTGAAGGCTTGCGCCAGTTCGCCTACTACGATCCGCCTGGAATTTTAACGACCTGTTTTGGACATACCGGGCCGGACGTGGTGATTGGAAAGAAGTATTCCCTTGAAGAGTGCAAGGCGCTGCTCACTGAAGACATGATGGAGGCCGTCAATGCGGTTGAAAAGTGTCACCCGAACCTTCCGGAAAACGTCCATGCAGCGTTTGCGGATGCGGTCTTTAACCTTGGTCCGACCGTGGCGTGCAACTCCACAGCATCCCGCTATCTATCTGCCGGCGATATTGAGGCGGCGTGTAAGCAGCTTCCGCGCTGGAACAAGGCAACGGTTGCCGGCGTCCTCGTCCCGCTTCCGGGCCTGACCAAGCGGCGCAACGCGGAGATGGCGCTATGCCTTTCGGCCTCGTAATGTCCCCGACCGTCATCGCCGCGCTGGTCGCCCTGGTGCTGCAAGCGGCGACGCTCGGGTGGGGCTTCGTGCAGAGCAATCGCGCCGACGCCTACAAGGGCAAGCTGGAAACCTGCAACGCGACCCATGCCGCCTTTGTAATGCAAACGGAAGCCGTGGGCCGGATCGCTGCGGCCAAAGCCAAGGCAACCGAAGAGGCCAACCGGAGAACTGCTGATGAAACCGCTCAAGGATGGGCTGCTGCCCTTGCTGTCGTTCGTGCTGATTACGCTAAACGGTTGCGCGCCGCTGCCGCCGCAAGTGCCGGTGGCGGTGGAGTGTCCGCCCCTGCCGCAACTGGACCGACGCCTGCTGGACCCGACGCCGACGCAATACCTCCTCCCGCCAGAGTTGCGTCGGACTGCGCCGAAACAACCGTAACGGCAAACTTCCTTCAGTCCTACATCGAACAAATCGAGGCTACCCATGAATGAAGTTCGCCGCGCCGGCCTGGAACAACTCGCCATGACCATTGAAGCTGCAATGAGCCAGCTTACCGTGCTGCTCGATGCCGAGCGCGCCGACGTTCAGGACATGCCGGATAACATCGAAGACTCGGATTTCGGCGAGCGCGTAGCGAAGCGTCCGATGTTCGAGCTTGCCGCATCGCGCGTGCTGCTGCTGGAAGCGGTCGAACACATTTCAAAAGCCATTTCCAAGGAATAAAGCATGATTGACCACGTATTCGACAACATGCCGTGGCTGGCAAAGCTCAACGCCAACATGAGAGAGCACATATACCAGTTTGCGATGTTCGGGGTCACGCAGCAGCTTCAAGTCGACATGAAAGCGGTTGTCTCCATGCTCGTCGTCGGCGCGGTGTCGGCATTCGGTGGGGCGTACATCAACAGCGAGCGCACCGCCGTCGAGTTGAAACAGTACGCAGCGGCTCAAATCGAGTTCCGCAAAGAAGTCCGCGACTTCTTCCGTGAGAACGCCGTCGAGACGCGCTCGGTCAACGACCGGCTAACGCGTCAGGAAATCCTGTTGCAATCGCACATCGCATCGGCCATTGACTCGGCGCTGAACATGAAGCAGAACAGCGATATGAGCGGCATGAGCGGCAACGGAAACAGGAACGGGAGAAAGTAATGGCAGAAAAGGAAATCCTGATCCAGAAGGGAAAAACATTTTCCCTGGTCGTGAGATGGGAAACCGAGCCGATTGTCCGCAAGGCGATTACGGCGGTATCTCTCGCTACTGGCGCCCCACGGCTCACGGTAACGTCGCACGGCGCTCCGGACGGATGGCGCGGTACGCCGTACGCTGTCGAAGGCATGAAGCAACTGAACGACATTGGCTATCAGTCCATGACCGTTATCGACGCCAACACAATCGAGTTCAATTCGGTCACGCCGGTTGATGACAACGGTCGGTCCTGGTCGGCCTATACCTCTGGCGGCTTCCTGATGTTCTACACCCCGAAAAGCCTTTCCGGCTACACAGCCAGGATGGACATCAAGGACAAGATCGGCGGCACCGTATGGGCGTCGTCAGAAGTTGCGGATACGCCTTTCGACATCATTGACCTTGTAGTTGATGACGCTACAAAGACCATCACCCTGACGATTTCAGCCACAGACACCGCTGCGCTCACGGCCAAGAAGGGTGTAGCTGACCTTGAGCTTGTTTCTTCTGGCGGTGTTGTGACGAAACTCAAGCTGACGCAAGGCGAACAAGACGAACCCGATGCCGTCCGAGTGGCCGGCGAAGTAACGACTTAACCCAAGGAGCAACCCCATGAGCCTTTCCAACACCACCGAAAATGCTACCTTGAAGTTGCACCTTCAGGGTACTGACCCGTCCTATCGCGCAGGCGCTACGCAGTATTTGGCACTCTTTACTGCCGACCCAGGCGAGGCGGCGTCGCTTGCTGCTGAAGCGGATTACACGGGATACGCACGCGTCGCGCTTACCAAGTCGAGCGCATGGACTGATGGCGGTTCGTCCTTTACGAATGCCGCGCTGATTCAGTTCGGCGCTTGTACCGCAGGAACAAACGCGATCACGCACTTTGCCGTGGTCGATACGGCCTCTGGCGCGGTAGCGCAGATGATTTCTGGTGCGCTATCGGCAACGCTGAACGTATCTGCTGGCATTCAGCCGCAGTTCGCGGCTTCTGCGCTGACCGTCACGGCGGACTGATTCTTGTGGCCGGATTCCGCAACGTCAAAGCGTGGGCATCTGCACCTGATTTGGGTAGATACCACGTAACGACATTTCGCAAACAGGTAGCGTCTTCTGCGACGGTCGCCAACGACTTCATAGATTACACCTACTTCGCTGGAAACCCGCCTGCGAACTTCTACGCATCTGCGCCGCTAGTTGCTTCGCCTGTAGAGGATATTCGCGGTATCCATGTGCCAAATGTTTCTCCGATGAAGCAGTTCGTCAAGAGCATTACGGTAATGTCGGCGGCGGCGTCGGCTACGGGGACTACAAACCAGAATCAGAGAATGGTTCTGTGCGACTACCTGCTCTATTACCCGTTTATCGATACGGACGCGGTGGGCGAATTGCAGGAAATGATTCAGACGGCAGCACTGACGCGGTACACCTCCGGCCAAGGCGTGATGATGATGGCCGTATCGCAGTCGGCTTCGTCGGCGGTTGGAACTTTCACCGTCAGCTATACCAACCAAGACGGGACTGCGGGCCGCACCAGCGACGTGACCTATACCAAGGTGGTGTCTGGGGGCGGGACGCTTGTTTCATCCACGAACAATGCAGTGACTGGCTCGCAGCCGTTCATTCAGTTACAGGCCGGTGATACCGGAGTGCGCTCTATTCAGTCCGTCACGTTCTCTGCTGCTGGCGGCGGGCTGATGGCACTCGTTCTGGTTAAGCCCTTGATGCACTTTGTCAGCACGCAGGAATGCCGGCGCACCACATCCGGAAACCTCGAAAGCTACGGGGCGGCGTCGCAGGTTGAAAGCATCATTCACTGCCCACCCGCTGAACTTATTGATGGCCGGGTTCTAGGCATTGTTTCGCGAGGCGGCGCGGGAACGCTTGCCTCCTCAATTCTTACGGGCGTTCTCGAAACGCATTGGAGCTAACATGGGCTGGACTTCTGCTGATGACCTGACGAACCAAATCACGACGAATGGAAAACTCGAATCCATTGTCTATCAGAAAACCTCTGTAGCCGTTGGGCAGGCGGGCCATTGGCAACACCTGTTGAACTCTAGTGGTTCGATTCCTGCGGCGACGTTCGGCGGAACGGAGGCGACTTTTACGGCTACGGACAACACTTGGACCGAGGGCGCTATCCCAATCGGCGACCAGACTTCGCCGGCGACCAAACACATTCTGTCGATGGGCGCTTCCGTTGTCGCAGCGGCTGGCGCGCCGTGGTTTGTTCTACCGATTGACCTTGTAGGTTACGCCAAGCTGACGACCACGAACGTATCCTCCACCGGCACCAAGGCCATCACGATGACGCCGATCAGCAACACGGCGGCGAACGTCGACCGTTACGCCAACGGTGAAGGGTTGCGCCTGTTCATTGCGTCCTATTCGGCAATGGGCGCCAATGCGCCGACCATGCAGGTCACTTACACCAACAGCGCTGGCACTACCGGCAAGGTCACGACCGCAGGCTGCGTCTCAACCGCCTCTGCAACTTCTGGAACGATCCTGAACTCTGGCAATGCCGCGAACAAGTACGGCCCGTTCCTTCCGCTTGCGGCCGGCGATACTGGCGTCAAGGATATTGAGTCCGTGATCTGGGGCGGCACTGCTCACGCCTCTGGTTCCGTCTTTGTCGGGCTGTGCAAGCCGCTTTCCATGCCGATCCCTGTTCCAGCAACAGGCCTGTACAACATTCTGGATTTCGTCAATACCCTGCCGAGCTTCCCGAAATTGCGCAACGGCGCAAACGTCACGTTCCTCGTGTTCGGTACTGGTGCGACGACCGCAGCAGCAACGGTGTATGCAAACTTTGACTATGGGTTTGGTGGCTGATTATGGGCTTGTTGCAAAACGGATACCGGCACATGCTGAAAGGCAAACTGTTCGGCGCTACGGCGCTTGATGGGGCCAACCCGTCCGTTCTGCTGAATCGTTTCAACCAAGCCGCGCCGATCAGGAACCAGTTTGTCGGTGATGGGATTGGCAGCAACTTTGCCGCAAAGCCTTCTGGTCATCTGCACCCGTCCGCATGGATGATGCCGCAGAAGTCCGGGGATATGTCTTCGCGGAACGAGGCAGAGATTACGTTCTCCACTTCGGCTATCGGCGTGATGGGCTTCCCCATTGTCGGCAGTGCTGCGTTTTCGTTTTCCGTGCCTGATGCAGACATTCTCCCGGTCGATGACACTTCGCCGGTACGAACCGCATCGGCCTCGCTCTCTATCAACTTCCTCGATGCAACGGGCCAGCTTATTTCTTCTGGCTCCGGTTCTGCAAGCATGGAGATTTCCACCAATACGCCCTTGCTCACGGCGTCGATCAGCGGCGACGGTTCTACCTCGTTTTCGGTAACGACGAACAACCCCGTACTCGGCGCAGAAGCAAGTGCGGTCGGGTCTGCAACCCTGTCGTTTTCTATCGCGGGATCAATACTACCGGCTGACGATACGCCGCCGGCCCGTACTGGCTCTGCGGTAATCACGATTTCTGGCGGGCTGACGCCTTACGCGATTGGCAACATGATCGGCACAACCGACGTGGTTACTGAACTGACAACGGAGGCCATTGCCGCAGCCGTGTGGAACGCCATTGCTGCGTCGTTCAATGACGCCGGAACGATGGGCAATAAGCTCAATACGGCGTCTTCTGGTGGTGTCGATATGGATGCCCTGGCGCAAACGGTTTGGGAGTATGCGCTACGCTCGATGCCGTCTGCCGAGCGTTCGGCTGTGGCCGACGCTGTTTGGGCCAAGGAGCTTCCATGAATACCGGAGAGCAACTCGTCTCTTTGTCCGGGCTGCCAACCGGCAGCGCCATGGCGCACCTTCTGGCGATCCAGACCGGAACCGGTACTGGCGATTCGTTCTTCAGCGGAACCGTGCGCGTGGTCACGTCGCAACCTGAAATCTTCGTGCAGCGCAAGTCGATCCGTGCTTCCGTCGAGAAGGAGCCGTCCGCACCGCGAGTATCTGCGCCAAAGAAGAAGGCGACCAGAACCAACGCGGCCTACGTGTTTGCACCACAAAACACCGCTTACAGCTTCACCCAACCCGAAGAAGTCTTTGTGCTTATCCGCAGTAGCAAAGAAACCGTTGTTCAGACCGCAATCAATTCCGTGGTAGCGCAACGCAAGAAAACCTGATTCATAAGGAGAATCATCATGGCAACCGTCCGCTACGCAACCACCCTCAAGAACTCCATGCTCACCCCGATCCGCGACGCAATCGACGCCGGGGCCGGTGCAGGTACGCTCAAGGTCTATACCTCGCCGATGGCCACCCTGCCGTCCGACGCGATCACCACCCAGACCCTGCTCGGTACGCTTACCTTCTCCGATCCGTCTGGCGCTACCCCTTCGGGCGGTGTGTTCACTGCTTCGGCGGTCACTCAGGATTCTTCTGCTGACGCTACCGGAACTGCTGCTTGGGCGCGGATTCAGGACAGCACCGGAACCGTCGTCATGGACTTGGACATCACTGTCTCTGGCGGTGGCGGCGCGATGCAGATGAACTCTACCTCCGTCGTCATTGGTGGCCCGATCCTGATCTCGGCGATGACCGTCACCCTGTAAGGAGGCGGTATGGCCTTCAAGCTATTTGACCGGGTACAGGAAACAGCGTCGACCACCGGGACGGGTGACTTCACGCTCTCCGGTGCGATCCCCGGGTTCAAGACGTTCGCCAGCCGGTACAGTACCGGGGACACCCTCTACTACGTCATTCAGGACGTTGATACTTCCGGTGCGCCTGATGGCGATTGGGAGGTTGGGCTAGGCACGTACTCTGCTGCGAACACGCTGACGCGAACCACCGTCCTTTCATCCAGCAACTCGGATGCATTGGTAAGTTTCGCGTCTGGTGAAAAGTATGTCTCAGTAACGATGACGGCGCTTCAGGGAGCGTCGATCCGAGAGCGAGTCACTACGAGCAGGACATACTACGTCCGCACCGATGGGAGCGACAGCAACAATGGTTCGGCAAATACTTCTGGTGGTGCTTTCTTGACTATCCAGAAGGCGATTGACGTAGTGCTTTCAACCCTAGATATAGCCAGTGGTGTAACGGTTACTGTGAAGGTTGGAGATGGAACATACACAGGAGCCGTAGTTGTTGGTAGCCATGTCGGTAGCGGAAGTCTCGTTATCGATGGCAACACGACGACGCCAGCAAATTGCATCATCAGCACGACCTCTGCAACCGCTATATCAACGTCAAAAGCGAATTGCGCGATAAAAGGCTTTAAGATTCAGACTACAACCTCCGGATATGGATTTATTATCTCCGACTGGTCGAGTATAGTCTTGTCCAATATTAACTTTGGCGCATGCCTTTCCGGCCACATCGCTGCAACAACATGGTCAGTAGTTAATATAAACACGGCGTACACAATCAGCGGAGCCGCGCCGGTCCATTATTTCGTTATCAGCGGCGCACGCATGACATGTGCAAGTCAGACTGTCACTATTACAGGAACGCCAGCGTTTTCGACGGCGTATTTACTCCAAAGTTCTGGTAGTACCTGCTATCTAGTGTCGACAACGTACTCCGGATCAGCAACCGGAAAACGCTACGATGTAACGCAAAATTCGATTGCTGATACTGGTGGAGCCACGCTTCCGGGAGGAACTGTCGGGACGACCGCAACTGGCGGACAGTACCTCTAAATGTACGGCGCAAGCGCATACGGCGTAACACCCTACGGGTCCGGAGAATCGTTCGGAACTGGTGAGTCTTACTATGCAACGGTAACGGCAACAGTCGAGCCTGTCGTAAGCGCGTCCAGCACGATTGGCGTCGCATGCTCTGTCGATATACAGATTCAACCTGTTGTCAATGTCGGTGCAGACGCTACCACCCGCGACGCCGTTGTCTCGTTCCGTCCTGATGCTGTTATCAGCGTCACAGCCACGCAGCCGGCGCACGGAGTCATTACGGCAACTGTTTCACCGGTAGTTTCGGCAACTGGGCGTGGCCACATCATTGGTGCGGTCGACGTAACAGTTAGGCCAGCCGTCAGCCTCACGTCGATCAACTCGTCAACACTGTCCGCAGCAATTACAGTACGCCCCGGCGTAACCATCACTGGCGGACAGCCGAACATCGGGACCGTCTCCACGACAGTTTCACCATCCGTCGCAGTTGTCGGAGAACAGCTAAAGACGGGGCGCATCAGCGCAACTGTTCAGGCCGTGTTCTCGGCTACAGGAAAGGTCGGTATCGCCGGTTCGGTGGCGGGTACGTTGCGGCCCTCCGTGGCTATCTCCGGTGCTGGCGGAAGAAGCGCATCGGTTGCGGATACGTTGTATCCAGTGTTTTCTGCCACAGGGGGGATCGGCGTTACCGGGCAAATTGGCGCAACGGTTCTTCCTTCGGTGTCGGCATCTGGCGGCGTTCTTTCAATACTGACCGGAGTAGTCGACAGCTTCGTGGTTCCGTCTGTCAGTATACGCGGGCAACACGGTGCGGCGGTTGATGTTTCCGACGTGGTGTACGTTGGAAGCAAGACCAACCAAGTGTGGGCTAGAACATGAGCAAAGACGATTTCGACCACCTGACAATCATGCGGGTCCGTACCGGGCCGAGCCAAGGCGACTCGACCGAGCGGCAGATGCTAGACGCGATCAACGACACAGGGGGTTTTCGTACCCGGATAATGATTCACCCTGATGGTTCGCAGACACGCATGAAGACTAAGTGCGGAATGCCCGAGTTCATTACGGACGAAGTGGTTCAGGATGAAGAAACCTGTACGCTCAAGCTCGACAACGGAGTCGTCGATCTGCTTTCCGCAAGTTTTCTTGGAACGATTGCTGGCGATCAAGATGACGGAATACTGTACCGCACAAATTACGTCAGCCAGCATATCGCGGCAAGTGAGGCAGAGACTATCGCCGGCCCTACAGACGGTGCGATTCACCCTCCAGAAGCAATTGGGGCTTCCCCCGACGATGCTTTGGCCGCAGCGTCATTCAAGTATCTTGGTGACTACCCGTTCGGAACAAGTGCCTACGACAAGAAGCGCAAGTCTGTTTTGTGTCCTCCATCCATCTTCACAGGGAAGATGCGGCAGTACATGCAGGCGCTTTACGGTCGGCACGATCAGGCAGAGATACTTCGCCTTCCGGACGCAACGCCGCTTGACGGCCCGTGCATCTACTTCGATTCGACAAAGACTTTCGGCGACGAAAGCGACCCTATGGGTGCCGCTGTAAAGTTCGACACCAACTGCGGAATATACACAGACCCAGTGACGTGCAAGCACTACTTGATTTCGGTCGCTGGTGAAGTGACCAAGATTTACCGGATGTTGGCGACCACCTGTGCGGAGAAGCTGCGCAAGAAACTCAAGGACGTCGCCGTTCCACTGGGGACGAAGGTTCGCATCGAAACGTACATCCTGTCGCAGTCACGCCCTGACACGAACCCTGACCAGATCGTGACGCTCGAAAGCCCGAATCTCCCGCATTTCCAGATGGGGTACGGATGGCACTTCAACTACAACGGGTCGGCATGCGACATGGTGGTGACGGAGTACGTCTATCCCGGAGAAAACGTCTCGACGCACTATCGGCTTAACTTCACGTTCTTCGCTGAAAGCGGGTACTGGACGCTCACCCCGGTTGTCGTAGAGGGTCCGACCACTTGGAAAAACTACCGCCACCAGCACGTTATCGCATACCCGCACTGGAGCTACACAGGGCTTCAGAAATTCGGCGTAAATAGCAGCGTTCAGCCGCACGGAGACGCCCCGTTCTACGCATTCTATGTACGGTCAAGTTTCGACGACTTGTCGACGGGCGGGCTTTCTTTAGCGATGGGCAGCGAACTTCGGGTGTCGAGGTACTCCGCAGTAGAGTCTGTTGTTCCAAGAGGCGCAGACCGCACACCTGCGTACATGAACCCCGGAACCTTGTACGTGTTCGGGAGCGACGCTGCCGACTATCGAACATGGGGGCAGCACTACCGCAACACGTACACGATTGTTTGCGGGGATGCCAGCGTGTCCGTCAAGGACGAAGTCTTCACGAAAAACTGTGCGGTGCACGGGTCAGCGACGGCAGACTGGACTTGGGGAGACACAGGAGGGTTCTACACCGGGACGTCTGAAGCGCCCGCTTACTACTCAGTTCCGACAGGGCAAGGGGTGCCAGAGAATTGCACGTACGGCACCATCTATGACTATTGGGAGGGGACGGTCACGGTATGCGCCCAAGTAGAAGGGCAGAGTAATGCTGGTCCGTACGAACAGGCGACTGGGTATGTGGACCGGGCAAATCTTCTAGGGTACTCGATGTTGAACACGCCGTCGTCTACGTGGACCGACGAGGCATTCACATCAGCGGAAAACTACAGCGCAAAACTTATTGTAACGGTGCCATTTGACGACGCTGAAGCGCTCTACATGCTTGCGGCGCAGGAGCATAGTGCACTAGAGACTGGACACGCAAGAGCAATGTCTGGCGGCTCGTTCTTTCGATCACACGCTGTGCGCCCGTACTTTAACGGGCCGTGGACAATCATCGCTGCTGACGCCCGCCTCGGCGCATGGGGTGCCGGTGCTTATTCAGAAGGTGCCGTTACCTTTGCCGACAGAGTAGCGTCCTACGCACCCCAGAACACGTACTACATGGTGGGAAACTACGGCACTAAGCCCTCTGTGTCTGTACCGACGCCAGCGGCGTTTTATGATCCGACAGATGAGATTGTCCCCGTCGTTGTTTCGCACAAGTCATCCGCCGTTGGGGTGGCGGCGCATAGCGATGACTTCGGTATAGACGAAGGGATGACAACTGTTGATCTTGATGGAAAACCATTTACATTTGTAGGATGGGCATAACATGAAAACACAACCTTCTGGTCCGTGGTTGGGGATCAACAACCGCCTGCCTGACTTCGCCCTATCCATCCGAGACAAGGGCGACTGGCTGCGCGATGCGGTGAATGTCGACATCGACAACGCGGGCAGGGTGCGCCGGCGTGCTGCTGCTACTCTGGTTCAGGCCATGACGAACGCTGACTCGCTCTACATGACGAGTGCGACGGCTGGATACCTGCGCCGTGGGACGGCGATCTACGCGATCACCATGCCAACCTACTCCGAGACGCTGTTCAAGGTTCTGAGCGCCGACGCGCCGCTGAGTTGGGCCGAGTTCAACGGCGTCTTGTACTACTCGAACGGCACGGACTCAGGACGTATTGAAGGCGGTGTCTTTTATCCGTGGGGGCTGGCAACGCCGAACGCACCTACCTGTGCGAACATCGCCGGCACGCTCTATGCCGGGACGTACCAAGTCGGCGTCAGCTACTACAACAACGTGACCGGCGAAGAGGGCGGTATTTCGGCCTCCAGCAACCCGTCGCTCTCCGCTGATGGCGGCATCCGCATCACCCTACCCGGTGCTTCGCCGGGGGCTACTCACGTCAATGTGTATTTCTCGACGGTGAATGGCTCCATCCCGATGTGGATTGGCCAGTACGCGATTGGCTCCGGAGTCGTTGATATTTCCACCGAACCTACGCGCCTGCGCGAGAGCAACGGGCGATTCGAGGCTCCGCTTCCCGCTGGGTCGCAGGTATTCATGGCGAACGGGCGGCTGTGCTCAAAAGCAGGAAACCGCATCAACCTCGGCTCGCCGGCCCGCCCCGGATACTACCTCCCGATTGACGGCAGGCAACGCGCTGAAGGTGCGCCGATGGACTACGGGTATATCACCTTCCCCGCCGACGTTGATCTGGTTGTGCCGACGCAGATGGGCGTCTATGTGGCCTACGGTGACATCACGCAGTTCTTCGCTGGCACCGACCTCGCTGCCACGGAACTGGTCAAGGACGTGCTGCCCTACGGCGCGGTGCCGGGAACCGCCTTCGTCGTGCCGCACAAGGAGAACCCGCTTGTTGGGTGGTTCGGTGCACACGGCATCGTCCTCGGCGACCCACAAGGAATGGTTAAGGACACGATGATCGACAACATCGACCTGACGCCGCCGGCTTCCGGAACATCCGTCGTGGTTCAGACTGACGGGTACAAGCGGGTCGTGTCCTGCGGCTGGTGCCTGAATCTGGAGAGCAACGCGGCAACGCGGTACGAAGGTTGGTCGGTCGTGTCGGCGGCGAGAGGCTATGCCATGATGCCGGATGGCCTCTACCTGCTGGACAGCACGGGTCCAGTCGACGCCCACGTCGACCTCGGCAAGAAGGACTTCGGTGGCGAGAACCTGAAGCATCTACCAGCGTGTTACCTCGGTGTTTCGTCGGACACCCCGATGGAGCTGCGAGTTACTACACCCGAAGCCGAGGACTACCGCTATGAGGCACGGTCCAGTTCTACCGACATGCGCATTCAGCGAGTCGATCCGGGGCGCGGGCTGCGAGCTAACTGGTACGATCTTTCGTTGTACAATACCGAAGGTTCTGATTTCACGCTGGCGTCGATCAGTTTTGCGCCGATTGCATCTGGTAGGAGGATTTAATCATGCCATACGGACTACCACTTGACCTTGCGGCGACCCTCCCCCCGGAGGTAATGCAGGAAGCCGCCGTTGTCGCGTTCGAGGCGTCGATCAACTCGACGTGGGAACTCGGTCTGGACACGCGGACCAAGGTCATTGACGACATCGCAGCAATCGTCGCCGACCTGCAGAACACCCTCAACACCCCGACGATGTCCAACACCACGCTGACGCCGGCCACGGTTGTCGAGCCGCTGGTGGACATCCCTTCGTCGGTCACGGCGGCAGACATCTACGCCGAGTTCGAGGTGCAGTATCTTGAACTCATCACCCTGCTCGACGCAAAGTTCACCAGCTTCCGGGCCTCGTTCTTCCCGACCGAGAACGCCACCTACACACTCGCCGAGAACTGGCTGGCTGCGGCCATCACTAATCCCAGCGTGGGACTACCGCCGGCAGTTCAGGCGCAGATTTGGGGCGACGACGCTGCACGTATCCTCGCCGACTCCAGCCGTGCGCAAGATGCCATCGTGGCTCAGTTTGCTGGGCGTAGGTTCCCACTACCTGCCGACGTGTCGGCGAGTGCCGTTCTGCAAATTCAGCAGAAGACGCAAGACCTTCAGGCAGAGTCGAGCCGCAAAATTGCCGTCATGTCGGTCGAGATGCAGAAGTGGCTCGTCGAGAAGATTCTCGGCCTGCGCGAAATGGCGATGAAGTCGGTGGTCGACTACGTGAAGACCGTGGCGATGGGGCCGGAGATTGCCAGCCGCCTTGTCCCTATCGGGTACGACGCGCAGAGCAAGCTGATCTCGGCGGTGTCGCAATATTATAACGCCCGCACCGGTGCCGCCGAACTGACGTTCAAGGGCACGCAGCGCAACGCCGAACTGTCTCAGGACACCAACACCCAGAACCTCAAGTCCGAAATGGCGACTGTCGAGCACTGGGTCAAGACGCTGCTCGTTGAAGTGCAGGCGCTGGCGCAGATGGCCACGTCCCTGTTCAACAACATCCATCTGCAGTCCTCGATGGCCGTCAACGACAGCCGCAGCGTACAGCAGCAGATTTAAGGAGCGGCTATGACCGGACAAGACCTTCTCGACTACACACGCAAGTACCTGCTGCGGGACAAGAACTCCCCGCCGCTGTTCCCCAATGACCTGCTCGTGCGGTATCTGGACGAAGGCCAGCAGCGCTTTGTCGAGCGCACCCACTCCTACGTGGAGGCCGACCGTACGCTGGAGATCAGCACGGGCGAGACGCTGTATGCTCTCGACGACGACATCGCGTTCGTCTATCAGGTGAGGCTCGACGGGTTCTACAACAACCTGATCGACGTTACCGAGAGCTGGACGCCGACCGACACGGGGCTGATGCGCCCCAACCGGTTCATGACCGACACCGCGACGCAGTCGATCCGGTTCTACCCCGCCCCCGACATGGAGTACACCGCCATCCTCCGTGTGGCCAAGCTGCCGGCTACGCTCACGCTGGACAACCTCGACGATGAACTGGAGCTGAAGGAACGCTACCAGCTCGTCATAGCTGACTGGGCAGCGTACCGCTGTTGGGGGAACGACGACGTGGATGGCCGCAACGATGGTGCCGCTGTGAACGCCCTCGCCAAGTTCAACATGGGTGTGAATGAAGCCAAACGAAATGAATACCGCCAGCGTACTGGGCACCTCCAGCGCGTCCACGGCGACCGAGTGAAATAAGGAGAATACTATGCCGGGACTCTACGACGATGTTGGCTTCGACGCGTATGGCGCGGGGCGCGAGGCGCGCAACCAGCTAAACAATGTGCAAGCGTTTGGACGTGGCGTCAAGCAGGTGGCTAGTGGCGTAGCCGAGGTGCCCGGAAAAACATGGGACGGTATGAACGCTGCCGCTGCCCCCCTACTTGACCGGCAGTTCGACGCAATGGCCGCGCAAGGTAACGCCATCCGTGGCGCAGGTGCGAACTTCGTACGCGGGTTCAATGGGCCGGCAGACGCCCCTTATGCGGAAGACGCCCCCCGTATTGCCCCATCTCGCGCGGCGCTCCCCGCACCTGCTGCTACACAGCGTCCTGACGACATCCCCGGCTCCGCTGCGCGTATCCAAGCCGCGAACCCCCGTGGCAGTCAGGGCGTGCCCCAGATGGCGCGCACCTTGGCGCAGGAATCTCAGCAACGATTCGCTCCGCAACAAGGTGTCGAAGGCTCCATCGGTGTCGATGGGTTCATGCGGCAGCTTCAGAATATCCGCGCGCTCGACCAGATGGACACCCCTGCCGGCCCCGGTATCCTCGGCGGAGAAGGTCCGACATGGCAGGAGCGCCAGAACGCAGAGATGACCTCCAAGGGGGCGCAGGAGGACCGCGACCGGCAATTCAGGGGCGCTTTAGGGGGTAGCGGGGCCGACGCGCGCGCACGTATGGCGGCGTACACGAGTTACGCCAATGCGCAGAATGGTGCGGACGTTCAGCGGCAAAATGCGCTTCTCGGGTACCAAGGCGGACGTGAGCGCGACGCGAGTGCAGAGCGTATCGCCGGTAGTCGTGACCAAGCCGCGTTCGGCCTTGAAGGCATGCGGGGCAAGAACCAGCTCGCTGCCGAAGGTATGCGGGGCGCAAACCAGCTTGCCGCCACACGGATGCAGGGCGAGAACCAGTTTGGAATCGAAGGCATGCGTCGCGCCGGACGGATGGACGAAATAGCGCTCCAAGGCGACAACCAGCTTGCGGTGCAGGACGCGCGGCAACAAACGGAAGCCCCGTGGCGCACGTCTCAGGCCGGGTGGTACGACGCACAGACACGCAAGCTGAACGATGAGACGGATCAAGGGGCGTCGCAGGTGGGACGCTTGCAGAAGCTGACGGCGATGTACGGCAAGGAGTTTGGACTTTCTCCAGACGAAGCCCGTCGTGCTGCCCTGAAGGACATCCTTGGGGCGGATCGCGCAGCGCGCATGGCTAACGGTGGCGTTGTAGGGTATGCCGAAGGTGGCGGCGTTGCTCCGGCCCCTGCGCCGATGAGTCGCGCGGAGCAACTCCTTGCGGACATGGAAGCCAAGTATGGGAAGGCTGCGGGTAGCGCCCCCGCACCTGTGCCGCAATCCGCACCTGTGCCGCCTCCAGCGCAGCAACAACCCCAAGGTATCGCTGATAAGTTCCGCGGGTACTTCGGCGCTACTGACGCGCGCATGAAACAGAATGGCCTTGCTTTCGGTGGTGCGGTTCCCGCGCAAGACATCCCCGGCGGGCAGGCGGTCGCTCAAGCGGTGGCTGGTCGTCAGGTGTTCGGACAGAGTGACGGCAGTGGTCGCGATGACGCCCTCCCCGCAGTGATTGACGGTAAACGTCCAGCAGCTTTAACTTCCGGCGAGTTTGTCTGGCCGGTGAGCGCCGTGAAGTTCTACGGGATGGACCGGCTGAACAAGATGCTTGCCGCTGCAGAAAAGGGGATGGCCCCACAAAGCGATACCGCGTAAAATCTCCGCACACCGACACGAAAGAGAGCCGACATGGGCAACCCCTACGACATCGCAGACGATGATCCCGAGTATCTGGCGCTCCTCAAGCAGTACGGGGTCGAGCCTCCGCAGGCGCAGAAGCCGAAGGGCGGTTTTTTCGGCGACGTCGCGCGCGGTACCGGTCAGGTCATCGGGTCGTTTGGCACGACGGCGAAAGACCTCGGGGCGGAACGCGTCGGTGGGGCGATGGAAAGCTACGGCACCGGGCTTGCTCGGCGTAACCCTGCCGAGATCAACACGTTCTCCGACGTCATCGAGAAACCACTCACCACCGTTCGTGAAGGCGTGGGCGAAATGCTCCCGCAGCTTCCCGCCAATATCGGTGGCGCGATGGCTGGTAGGGTTGTCGGCGGAGCGATTGGCTCGTTGGCTGGCCCTGTAGGGGCCGTTGCCGGACAGTGGGCTGGCGGTCTTGGTGGTGCGTATCTGTCCAATCTGGCACAGTCGTACGGCGGCATCCGTCAAGAGCAGGCAGAACAGGGGATCGACAATTCCGGGCGGGCGCTTACCGCGGCAGTCCCTTCCGCTGCGCTAGACTTCGCGTTTGGCCCTGAAGGCAAGGTCATCAAGAACATCGCCAAGAAGGGGCTGAAAACCGGCCTCGCCGAAACTGCTGAAGGTATCGCAAAGGACGGGTTCCTGAAATCCGTCGGCAAGGGGGCGTTGGTCGAAGGCCCGCTCACGGAAGGCCCGCAGACCGCGATGGAGCGGTGGGGTGCCGAGAAGCCGCTGAACACCGGCGAAGCATGGGATGAATACGCAGTTGCCAGCGCCAAGGCAGCGGCGGGTGGTGGCGCGATGACTGGTGTCATGCACCCGCTCGGCAAGCGCCCGCAAGGTGAGAAACCGCTGACCGAAGACCGTCCGACGAACCTGCTCGCCCCCGACATGCCGGAAGGTCCGTCCGGAACTCAGGGCACGCTGTTCGACAAGGAGCAATTCCTCAACCCGAACGCGCCTGCACCGGAGCTTGGCGGACAATCATCCGACCCGGTCGCGGAGTACCAATCCCGTCTGGCCGACTTGCAGGCGGACCGTAACGAACTGATTGCGTACCGTAACTACTACCAAGACTCGACCGACGAAGCCGACCTCGAACGGCGCGCGCACGCCCTCACGCTGCAGAACCGCGTCGAGGCCCAGATGGAGTCGCTGGCGTCGCTGTACTTCGGCGAGGATGACGGCGGGGCGAACTCTCCTGGCACGCGCGGAGCAACTCCCGGTGCGATGCCATCCCAAGACCCGAATCAAGGCACGCTCGATCTGTTTGGCGCACCGGCTATGCGGGAGTCTACTGCGGCGCGTATCGCCGAAAACCGCCAACGCAGGGACGCCAATCGTGAAGCCGGAGCATTTCCCGCCGAGTTCGGGTTCGGTAACGACGGCTACGGCATGGGTAACGTCGAGTCGCAAGGTGAGCGCATTGGTGCTGGCTGGCAGCATGATCTATTGGCGCAACCTTCTGCTGCAGAAGCGAATGCGGCAAGGGGGGCAGAACAGCGGGCGTCGACGCTCGCACGCATCGAGCAAATTGTTGCCGACCGTGATCGCGCCGTCAGGAAACAGACTCCGTACTCTACGCCGGTCGGGGAGCTCGTCGAGCGCGGGCTTGCGGCAAACGAACAGAACGCACCCGCCCACCGTAACGGTGGGTCAGATGGGGCACTTGATCTGTCCGGTGTCCGGACCTCGCCTGAAGAAAGAGCCGCCGCAGCCAAACTTACTGAGTGGGAGCGCGCCGCGGCCAAGAAAAACATGCGCCAGCGACTCACCAAGGCGGAAAAAGAACTCCTTGCGCAGCCGAAGCCTGTCATATCACCCGCCGCGGTCATCCCGCAACGGGAGGATGTCGCAGTTGCCCGCGTGCCGCAAGCACCGTCCGCGGCATCTGGTGGCGCGCTCGACCTGTCTGCCACGCGCGGTTACGTAGGTGCCGGGACGCCAAACCCTGACGCGACGGTTGAAAACCCGTTCGCAGAATCTGCCCTGCGCCGGCGCATTACGATCAAGAACCGTATCGGTGTCGAACTCAACGACGACGAACAAGCGTTCATGGAACGTAGCGGCGACGTCAAGCTCGCAGAAGCCCCTCCGGCGATGCGCACCCGCGAACTCGGCCCGCAGCAGCTCGACATGTTTGGTGCGCCGCTCGAGCGCGGCGAAGTGCGTACTGCGGAAGAAGCCGACGCCGCTCCCGAAGCGGAAACCGAAACCGCGATGCAGCAACGGGTTGGTAAAACTACCGGGGTTCAGGATTTCACCGGCCAGCGGGAGATGTTCGACGCCGAAGGCAACACAACGTACGATGCCGGCGGCGACCCGTGGGAAGGCGTAGACCGTACCGCCGCGGCGCTCCAAAGAGTTCGTGCCGATCCGACGCGGGCGAACCTCGACGTCGCAATACGTACAGCTTTCGCCGAGGGGCTGATCGAGCGACATGCGGCTGTCTCCGAAGTGGACCACGCAACGACGCTGCGCGAGGCGCTGCAACAGGGGCTGATCCCCAAGAATAAAATCCTCGAAGTCCAGACTGCAGCGGACAAACAGGAGGCCTTGCGTGCTGAAGCGCAAGCGGAACTGGACGCGCTGAAAGCCAAGAAAAAGCCCACCAAGGCGGACACGGCAGCGATGGAGCGCGCGCGTAACGTCATTGCTGCGGTGGATCAGTACTTCGCCAATGTCTCTGCGATACACGACACCGTTGTCGCTCCAGCCAAGCAGTTCGCCGAGCTGCGCTCAATGGCGGCGCGCAAGAACGTCGGGGTGGAGTCTGTGCGTGTCGAGTTGGAAAAGACCCTCGCACGTAACCAGCGCAGCATCCTGCCGAAGAACTTCGCATATCAGTACGACGCCCTCGGAATGAACGAGCAACAACGGGACGAGATCGAGCGCCAGAACCTCGCGCGGTTGAGCGAACTCGTCAAGGCAAACGGCGGGATCATCGCCGTAACCGAAGCCGACCTGTTGGCTATTGGCGTGCTGAAAGAAAACGTCAAGTACAAGGTCGCGACGCACGAGATCGAACTGACCGGTGAGCCTGTGCCGCAGTTTCGGCTTATCGCAGGGCAGTCTGTCCCCATTACGCAGCGCGTCAAAGCCAAAGAAGGCGACCCTGACTACGACCCGGCGCAGCCGTTCGTGGCGCGGCAGATAGAAGCTCCGGCAGATACGCGGGCGACGACGCTCAACCGCGAGCTCTTGCAGATCACAGGCATCAAGCCGATGAAGCCGCGCCGCGACCGCGGCAAGCGTATTGCCCCGAGCGAAAAGACCGACGCCCTCGCGGTGTTGTCGGAAGTCATCAACCTTCGCGGAGCCGGCGGGCATCTCGTCCAGATGGCGACGATGGTGTCGCGCGGGATTACGTACTCGATCATCGCTGAAAAGCTCGGTATATCCCCGTCGCAGGTGAGTGAAACGCTCCAGGGTGTCGGCCTGACCGCGGAGCAGCTCCACGATCTTCAGCGGGAAGTCGGCATCAGCGCGGACACCGTGTCGTTCGCAGACCTGTTTGGCGACAAGGGTGAAGGGCAGAACTACTATCAGGTGAGCGACTCCATCGCCGGCAACTCGGGAGAAGAAAGTCTCAGCGACGCTGCGGCCCAGTGGATCAAGTCCGCCGAAGCGATGGCAGCAAAGCACGCCGAAGGAGGGGACACCAACACGCTACTCAGCCCGCTACAGGCAGCGACGCTGCGGGCAGAAATCGAGAATGCGGCCAGAGAGGCGCGCCGCGCTGAAACCGAGGGTAAGGAACAGGCCGAGTTTGACGCTGAAGTCAACGAGCAAGACGACCTGTCGGACGAGAATCGTGAGCACGACGAGCGCCTCGAAGACACCCGCAAGGAGTACGTCAACCAGCTTGCCGCGGTCAAGCAGCAGCGTAAGGAGTTGATGGCCGCGTGGAAAGCGACGCAGGCCGAGTGGGCGGAGCAAGGCAAGGCGCTCACCAAGAAACTGCTCGGCACGAAGACGCTTGCAGCGCAGAAAAACGCCGTCAAGGGTCTCCCGCAGCCGCCGACTCCGGAAGCGCAGGGCGAGCTGGAAGCAGAGTACAAGCAAGACCTCAAGGCGCTTAACGCGCAGATTGCCGAGCGGGCGTTGTATCTCGAAGAACTGAACGAGATGCGTGTCGACCACGAGGTCTACAAGGCGATTGCACGGAAAACGCTCAACGAAGCTGGCGGCGAGAAGCGTCATGCGGCCTGGGCCAAGTGGGAAGAGAGAGTCAAGGCGTCGAACCGCGCCATTGAAAAGCGCGTGACGCTCGGCACAGTCAACTCTCGGTACGACATGGTGCGGGAAGGCGCTGCACGCATGAGCGCATACCAAGCACTGATCGACGCCGGAATCACGGGGCGCGCACTGGCAAACGCGCTCGAAGATGCGCAGGTGTATTGGGGCGCGCTCGAAGACAGTACCGTGGCGTGGGAAGACCTGAACGACGACGCGCGGGCCACGGCAGTACTTGCCACGGTCACGTACGATCGCACGATTGCAGAACTCCGGAACAGCCAGCGCAACGCGCTGTTCCCTGTCGAGATGTTCAAAACGCAGAGTGGCGTGGCGCTGGACAAACTTGAGAACTCGTTGAAGAGGATCGAAAATGCAGTCAAATCTGGTGAGAGACTTTCAAACACTGCCGCCGAAGCAGCAGGAGATTTTTCTACGGCAGCACCCGGAACTTACGGACCTGATGGAGAAATTCTCAGCGACCACGAACGTGGGGTTGGAACGGGCCTCGGAGGTCTTAAGCAGCGCACGCGAGCAGAGCAAGGACGAGTAAATTCGTTCCGCGACCTGAAGAAGCTGTTCACCAAGGACGCGCTCGCCGAGATCGAATCGTACGGGTACAGCGAAGAAACGCTGTCCCTTATCGCGCAAGTGGCACCGAAAGAAGATACGCTGGCGTGGCTCAAGGCGACGCTGGAGACGTTCCGCAAGAACTACCAGTCGGCAATGTCGGAAGCCGACAACGTGTCTGCCGCGGTGCTCGCGGTTGAAGCAGCGACGGGCAAAAAAGACAATCGCAGCAAGATCGTGCATGCGAAAGAAGCCGCACTTCCGCCAAAAGCGCAGAAGGCTGTTGAGGTGTCGAAGGCTGCTCAAGCGGAAAAACCTGCCGAGGTTGCTCCTGCGGTAAAGCACCACAAAGAGACCCGCGAAGAGATCGAAGCCAAGCTCAAGCCGATCAGCGACGAGATCGCAAAGATCGGCAAGGCGGTAGCCGCGCAGAAGATGCGCCGCACGCCGGAGCAGCGCAGCCGTCTTGCTGTGCTGAACGCGGAGAGCAAAAAACTCACCGACAAACTAGGCCGTGCCGACACTCCGGTACGTACTGCACAAACCCCGGAAGAACGTAACCAAAAACGCAAGGACGCCCGCGCGGAAAAGAAAGCTGCCGACATGGCAGAAATGACCCGCGAGATCGGCGCGCGTCTGGACGCAAAATTTAACGCGCTCCCTTACGTGTCGAAGGCGCTGGCGGAAGGCACGACCATCGAGCGCGGAACGCCGGTGTACTACGGCAACGCGAACCGAATCACCGGTACGCGAGCAAGCGGTACGTTCCTCCGCACAGACGGCAAGAACGTGGTGTTCACCTCCGACGACACCGGCACGTCTGTCACGATGCCGGCGAACGCCGTGCGGTACGACGCAAACAACGAGTTCAGCCAGAGCGAGCCGAACGGTGCGGGGCAGGACGCCAAGACGATGGGCGACACCTTGCGCAAGCTGTTCTTCTCTCCTGCGCGGTTCGACAAGTTGGTCACGATCATCCAGTCGAAAAACCAACTTACCCCGGCGCAGTACGCTGACTTGCTTACCGGTGCGGAAGACCCTGACAAGGTCATGGCGGTGCATCGCAACGGGCACATCTACATGTTCGCTGACAACATCGCTCCGGGGAACGAACTGGCGGTGTTCCTGCACGAGATTGGCGTCCACCTCGGCATGGTGAATCTGCTCGGCAAGGCGAAGTACGACCAGCTCACCGCACAGATCGAACAGTGGGCCAAGGGGTCTGGAAAGCCGGAAAACACGCTGGCGAAGCTGGCCCTTGCGCGTGCCGAAAGCGTCGGAGAAGGACAGAAAAAATCCGAGTTTGTCGCGTACTTCGTCGAAGAAGCGATACTGCATGGGGCGGACCCAACGGCAGTTGCCATGATGCGCGAAGGCCCGCTGAAAAGCTGGCTCCGTACCGTGACCGCGGCGATGAAGGCCGCGCTGCGCAGACTTGGGTTCCGCAACACCGACACGCTCACGACACAGAACATCGTCGACATGGCGTACGGCGCTGCGGCACTGGAGCTTGCTGACTCGACGGCCCCCCTATCGAAGAACGGCTCGCGCGACTTTTCTACTTCGCCGAGCGCGGTGATGCAGCGCGTCACGGACATGTTTCCAGGCAACAGCCTGAACAACTCCGCATGGACGAACGTCAAGGACATGGCGCACAAGTTCACGCCCATGTGGTTCACCAACACGCAGCTTGTCGAACGGTTCAAGAACGAGCTCGGCTCGCTCGCCAAGTACGTCCACATGCAGCAGATGGCGGATTCGACGCGCCAGCAGATTCAGGCCGACACGCAGAAAGTCATGGTGAAGTGGAATGCCCTCGACAAGAAAACGTCCGAAGCACTCAGCAAGTTGATGCTGGACGCGACGACGTTGCAGGCGCACCCAGACAAGGCGTTTGCCGATCCGGCCAACGCGCACCTGAAGCCGGAAGACAAAGCGGCGCACGCGGACCTCGCTGCCGAATGGAAGAACCTGCCGCAAGCGGCGAAGGATACGTACAACGAAGCTCGCAAGGTACTGGACGCTCGCTGGAAGGCGCGCAACGCGGCATACGTCGACATGGTCAAGCAGATGTACAACCCGCTCATCGAAAAGGAAACCGACCCGAAGACGAAGGATCGGTTAGCCCGCAAGCGCGACAAGGCGCTCGCCAAGCACGCTAAACTGATGGAGACCTTCAAAGGGCCGTACTTCCCAATGATGCGTGTCGGCAACTACGTCGTCGTCGGCATGTCGCCCAAGTACGCAGCCCTCAAGAACGAGCTGGAAACTGCTACCGGCGACGCGCTCGAAACCGTCCAGGATCAGATCGACGAGCTGACGAGCGACCCAAGGCACTACAGCGTGTCGTCGTACGAGTTAGCGGGCGACGCCGAATACGCCGAGAAAACGTTGAGGACCGCCAACGGGTTCACTACGAAGCGGCTGAAGCGCGAGGAATTCTACGCGTCGATGTCCCCGATGACGACGCACGGTTTTGCCGACCTCGGCTCCGCCATCGACGAGTCCGGGTTCGATGCCAAGACTGCGAGCAAGATCAAGGCGATGATGACTGATCTGTTCATCTCGGCGCTACCGGAGAACTCTGCGCTGTCGCGTGAAGCCAAGCGCCGCAATGTGCATGGCGTGAAAGCCCACGAAATGCAGCGAACTTTCGCTATCTCCGGCGAGCGTGACGCGTTCTACATCTCTCGGCTCAAGCACTCTACCGGGATGAACGACGCGCTGGTCGACTTACAGAAGGAAGCCAAAGCCGCGGACAACAAGCAGAAGTCCGGATTCAAATACGCGCACATCCACGAAGAAATGAAAGCCCGGATGGCGCTCGACATGTCATTCAACGACAACCCGGTGCAGAACATGCTGTCGACGCTGTCGTGGGCATACCACCTCGGCGTGTCCCCCGCGTTCGTGTTCATCAACTCGACGCAGCCCTGGCTCGTCACTGGCCCGGTTCTGGCCGGGAAGTTCGGTCTCAAGCCGGCCACGGAGGCGCTGACCAAAGCGGCTGCTGACTCGTTCGGCGTCCTGAAGGCGGCGCGGTCCGACATGAGCAAGCCGTTCGCCGAGCGCATGACGCAGGCACTCGACCTGTCCAAACTCTCCCAGACGGAGCAGGCGATGGCGGAGTCACTCATTCGCCGCCGCATCCTCGACATCGGCATGGAGCACGACTTGTCCACCGAGGCGCAGGGCACAAACCCCATGCTGGCTAAAATCCAGAAAGTGATGGGGTGGGCGACGCAGCAGGTTGAGCTGACGAACCGACTCACGACCTCTTTGGCGTCGTATCGCCTAGCGATTAGCAAGGGCGCGACGCACGACGCCGCGGTGGAGTACGCGTACGACACGACCAGCCAGACGCAGTTCGACTACAACGCGGGCAACACGGCGCGGGTGATGCGTGAAGGTGGGCCGGTGCCTATGGCTAAACTGGTGTTCCAGTTCCGCCGGTACCAGCAAAGCATGATGTACCTGCTCGGCAAGAACTTTAACCACGCGTTCCGCGGAACTGACGCAGAGAAAGAAGTGGCTAGGGCGACATTGAAGTATTTGTTTGCCTCGCAAGGACTTGTTGCTGGCACGTTGGGCATGCCGATGGCGGGCGTTGCGCTCGCGCTTGCGGGTCTTGGTGGTGACGAGGATGACGAAGAAGGTTCGCCGGAAGTTCGGTACCGTAACTGGCTGACCAAGCTGGTCGGTAAGGACGCTGCGGCAGTTCTCGCTGATGGTATCCCCACCATGTTCGGGGTGAACATCTCGAAGCGTCTCGGCACCGGCGACGTTGCCAACCCGTTCCCAATGGCGAAGTTCAGCGGCACGGACGGCAACAACCGGAACACTGTCGGTCAGGCGCTGGTCAATGTCGCCGGCGCTCCAGCGAACATGGCCGTCGGCATCCTCGACGCGCAACAACTGTTCTCGTCGGGCCAGTGGAATAAGGGCGTTGAGAAACTCGCGCAGTTTGGCGGCAAGTGGCCGGCGGACCTCTTGCGGGCACACCGGTTCTCGTCCGAGGGCATGACCGATCGCCACGGGCGCGTGATCGTCCCTGCTGAAGAGTTCGACGGCATTGACATCATGCTGCGCGCAGCGGGGTTTGCTCCTGCGAAAGAGTCTGAGTACTATGCTGCCAACAACGCCAAGATGGATGTGACAAGCGCCATTCGGGACAAACGCAAGGCGACCATCGAGCGGTTGGCGATTCGTGCCGAGCGCGGCGAGTCCATCTCCAGTCTCATCAAGGACGACGCCGTCGTCGAGTTCAATGCGAAGCACAACCGCAGCGGCGAGCTTGGCCGGATCACTGCCGCTGACGTCATGAAAAAGACGGTCGCGGACAAAAAAATACCCCGCCAGCGTGACGCCAGCGGGGTTAGGTTCACCAATGCAGAACGGGACTTCAGGGGGCTCACGGAGTTTGCGCGGTAGGAGAGTTGTGCTACACTCCGCTCCGTCATCTCCCTCCCCTACCTCTCGGTAGGTTCGCCCACCGTTACGGTGGGCGCTTTTTTATCCGGCGTGCAGACGTATCACCGTCTCGGTGTGCGGGGACACCGCCTTGGCCCCGGCTTCAGGGTCGAACTCAAGGCACGGTGCCGCACCCAACTGCGTGAAACCAACGACGCCTTTACCCAACGCCGCACGGACCACACCGGTCCGCATATCGACTCCGGGCAGCGACGTGCGCAGCACCTTCGACTCCATCAACTCGCGCTTGAACGCCTGGAACGGCACACCGTTTTCCGCACACCACGTCGTTACGGCACGGCGCGTGAGGATCAGGCGGGGCTTTTCTCCGTCGATGCCGAGAGCCAGCCTGCCTTCGACCGGCCCGTGAATCGGGATCATCGGGTGTTCCCCCGCGGTGTTCGACCGCGCATCCGCCGTCGAGTAGCGCTTCGTCACCAACAGCCGGCCAACCATGTCAGCCATCATGTGTGCGAAGTGATCCTCTGGGGTATTCGCCGCGGTGTTGCGCTGCATCCGCAGCATGTCGGCGTGCGCCAAGGCCCACTGCATGACCCCTTTCGGGTCGAAGTGCAGAAACCCCAACTTTCTGGCGAAGAACAACCCAACGTACGCCGTCGTGATGAGGTGGCAATAGAACCGTTCCGCCCCCGCGTTGACGCCGAGCGCCTTGTGCACCTTGGCGAACACAGAACGTAGCGCCTCTTCCACCATCGGGCGGTTGCGAATCACGAACCTGATCCACTCCACCCCAACAGCCCCGTGCGTACGCATCAACCTGTCGGCGACATCTTTGCCGTCGGGTAGCGACATGTGCGCGTTCGCCTTGTAGTACTCGACGTCAACTTCAAACACGCGCATGCGTGCCGCTTCCGGGTCAATGTCCTTGTTCTCGCCCAGCAACGCTTCGATATTCTTGTTGCTGGTCAGGAAGCTCGGTACGTTCCACGGAGGTAGCGGGTTGCGCTCCCGCCCTGCGGTCGTGCCGCCGGCCTTCATCTGCCCGTGTGACAGGGTGTAGAGGGCGTCGGACATTTGGTACGGCAGCGGCAGCGACGTCGTGATCTCGTCGAACAGCGTAGGCATGTGGCCCATGTTGCTCAGTCTGATCGGCAACGCCAGCGGCGTGAATTTCGTCAGGCAGAACTTGTCGACGTCGCCGTAGATGTTCAGCGCGTGCCGCACGGCGGTCGACTTGCCATACGCAGTTCCACGGCTTGTCAGGGCGTACGGGATGCCGCGCCACATCGGGTCAGCGACCAACGGACTGAGGATCGCCCCGAAAGCCAGCCCGAAAGCGAACTGGAACGGCTCGGAGTTCTCCCTGTTGTAGAGGTAGTTCGTATCTGCCACCCAGTCGGCGACAGAACCTTCCGTGCGAAATGCCGCCAGCAGTTCGGGTGACGTAATGTTCTCGCGGCTCACTTCAACCGTCTTGATCTCGGTTGCCGTCACCATTTTGTTGCCAATCAGGAACCCTTGGTAGTCGTGCTTCCACCCAAACTGCGAATAGGTTTCGACGACCTCTTTCTGGTTCCTCAGATTCGTCATGTACCGGTTCATAAATAGACTCGTCAAGTTGTCGTCGAGCACCGTAATCAGGCATCCTGCGAGCGCCGTGCGCAGCGTTCTTTTGTCTGCGACACTCTTGGTCGGTATCTCGAACTGCCTGATGCGCCCACGAATGTGCGCAGCCAGTCTGAAAACGTGGGTGCCGTCCTCCAGAAAGATCATGTCCGTCGGGTAGAACAGAGGGGAAGCGATGAACTTGTGCTCCCACACCTGCGTTTCCGGGTTCTTCACTTTGGCGTAAACCTTGTCTGCCGCCACGTCGTACCCAAACCCTTCCGGCCAGCCAAACGGCGAGGTGTCCCCCTCAACGTCCGGGTTCTTCTTTGGTGCCGCTTCCGGAACACTACGTAGCGCGGTGTCGTGCCGTAGCGTCACGGGTTCTTCTGCGACGGCCTCGGTGATCTGCGGTACTACGACTTCATGGTTGTATCCCAACTGAACGGGCGACGTGCATTTCTGCGTGCAGCCGGCGCAGGCGTCAGGGTTCTTCTCTTTGAACGTCGCACACGAAGTCGGCCCCTTCGACCACTGGTCCATCTTCATCTGCGTGTGTGCGTAGTCGTACTCGGGGTGTTTGGCACTCCACTCGTGCGCCCACTTCTCGCCGTCGACGAAGAACTTGATCAGGCCCAGACTGACGAACCAGACGGGCTCCGACATGCCGCCAGTTCTGGCGAACTCTGCCAACTGGTTACAGTGCTGCACTGCAATGTCTGCGAATGACTCCGGGTAGTCGGCAGAACCGAAGTCGGCCAGGTTGCCCGTGCCGCCCTGCATGTAACTCGGCACAAGCGCCTGCGAAGTCAGCTCGTTCTGCTCGATGTACCCTTGCAGTATCCTGCGATACTCCTGCGCCGGCAGCGGGGCAGAACCGTTCGCCAGAACCTTGACGAGCTGTGGCTCCTTGCCCGCCTTGTAGTTGTGCGACCCTGCTGGCCGCAGGACGCTGGAGCAATCCTTGTCACGGCTCGGGTCGAATTTGATCTGCAAGTGGCGCATGATGACGCGCTGCAAACACGCAACACGCTCCCATTCTGCTGCTGGAATTTCATCGGTGAAGCACCAGTAGGTGTGCAGCCCGTAGCCGGAGCTGACCACCATCGGGTCAGGCAAGCCCGTCGCGGCGATGTACGCCTTGACGCCCATCAATGCTTCCTTGCGCGTGGCGTACGACATACCGGTGTCGGCTTTGCCTACGTCCCAGTCCATCCACAGCGACTTGACGTTCTGCGCGTTGTCCTGCGTGCGGCCGACGACGTAAGTGAAGTCGGTGCCGCGCTGGGTCTTCATCGTTTCATGCTTGACCTCCTTGTACGTCGCCATCGCGAAGTACGCATTGTTGTGGCGGGAGTCGATCTCCCTGACTTTATCCACCATGTCGTCGATGTCGGCGACCGGGTAGTGAACCATGACCCCGCCGCGAGGGTGGTGGGGTTTGACCAGCCATTCAGTGACGAACTTGAAACCGGTGGCGGGTAGTATTCTTTGAAGAAACGTCTGTGTGTCCATTACGCCCCCGTAGAAAGACAGCCATGATAACCGGAGCGACTAGCGGGCAAGCTGACTTTTCAGTTTGGCGACGAGTTTTTTCCGTGCTTTGCGCGATGTGTCCGTAGTGGGCAACATCCCTTTTTCTATCCCGGCGTCGAGCATCCGCGCGGCGCGGAGAAGTTGCCGCTCTGTCAGGTTGTGCGGCGTACGCCGCCCGCAGATGTACTCGTGAAGCGACGCACGAGATACGCCTGTAATGATGGCGAACTCCGTCTTGTATAGCCCCGCTCGGGCAATGATCGAGAAGTCCATTTTTATCCTTTGAAAGATGCCGGTTACGGTTCCGGCGCTGCCGTACCCCACGCAAATTCGCGCTTCGCACAGCCGTACGGGGGAGACTTAGTCGTCGAAGTCCAGGTCGTCAAGCGACACAGCTACAGCATCGACAATGGGCTGAACTGCCGGGGCAGGAGCCGGGGCAGGAGCCGGGGCAGGAGCCGGTGCGGGGGCAGGAGCCGGGGCAGGAGCCGGGGCAGGAGCCGGGGCAGGAGCAGCCAGCGAAGCAGCGACGTGCGCAGGAGCATCAGGCAGGTGCGACGGAGCCGCCTCCATGCCGATAATCTGCTTGACGAGCTCGGAGCCAGCCATCTCCACGGCGTCGTGGTAGTCCTTTTCCGAGGCCCAGCCGAGCGGCTTGAGCGTCACCAGCGGGTGCGACACGGTGTAGTCGAACCCCGCCTTCGTCACGATGGCGAACGAATCCTTCACGCCACGCTTCGACAGGTACTGGCCGAACTCGCGCAAAGGCTTCAGCGACGCCGCAGGGATGCGCAGCAGCATCGGGTCTTTGACCGCGCCCGGAGCCGCAACCGCGAGCCGCTTGGAGTCACTGCACGCCTTGGCCTTCTTGCCCGCCTCGGTGATAACAGCACCCCACTGGTTTTGCGGACAGAGCGCGCACTTCGTGGCTTGCGGGTTCGGCACACCTTCATCGGGGGTAACGCCGTCGTTCGACGAACAGTCCGGCGCGTCGTCGGAACCTTCCACCCACTTCTGCGCGTACCACACCTTGCTGTAGTTGTTACCGGCAGGGCCGACGCCGAGAATCAGCAGCTCCAAGCTGCCGGCAGGCTCGTCAGGGGCATCCGGTTTCGTAATCAAGGTCTTTTCGTCGCCGCGGCGCACCGTCCACACCTTGCCCTTGATGGACAGGATCGGGAAACCGCCGGAGCCAAAGTCGGCAACGTTGCCCGTAACGCCCGTCTGCAGCGACGGGGTGAGGTACGAAGGGAGGCCAGCGGGAGAGTCAAATGCGATGATGTCGTTCATGGTGTCATTTCCTTATTGCATGGTTGAAGTGGTGTCATCCGGCGTACATCCAAGGGTGTACGCTTCCGTGACGAACAGCATTGTGGCGGACAGTGCCGCCTTGCTGAATCTGCGGTTGGTGGTCTGTGCAACAGCGTCTCCGAGGACGCACGTCAGCGCCTCGATACACCCCACCACGTCGCATTCCGAACTGCCGAGCAGCCCCCCAATGTCTTCGACCAGACCGGCGATGGGGGGGCGCTCTGCAATGTTGGTTGCTTTGTTCATACGTTACCCTCTATTGAAATTCACTGCGATAGTCTCCGTCCAGTTAAGCCCCGGCGGGAGGTCGTTGTTCGCTTCCTTGAACTCCGACACTGCATCCTTGCTGGCGGCATGGGTGAGCATGTGCCACGCTTGGTTTTCCTGGACGTACCTGAAAAAGATGTCCCAATCGGCGACGGAACAATACGACCGCGTCTTCTTGAACGCCACGCCCACACCGCGAACGGTGGAGGAATCGGTGCCGCGCTCATTCAGGCGACGAAGCATATCATTTTCGATCTTCCCCATCGCGTTTTTGTCGCCCTCATCCTCCACTTCAAACGCCCGCTTGCGCTCGCTGCGCCGGTCGCGAAGTGCGATGTACTTCTTGATGAGAACATCATCTGCTGCATCTTTGATTTTCATGTCGATCTCCTTATGTGTCCAACAATATACTACAAAAATACGCTGGCTGCTGGTTTTTTACGGTGTCCCTGCACCATGTCCAACAGCACGCCTTGTACGTCCTGCTTGTTCTTCAGCCGCCGGTACCACCGCCTTTCTATCTCGGTGCCGGCGATCATCATGATTAACTGCGTGTGCTTCTGCCCCGCGCGGGTGATACGTGCGTTGGCCTGCTCGAACGTCTCGTTCCTGGTGACTGGTGCGTACCAGATGATTGTGTTGGCCGCGGTCAGCGTCAGCCCGTGAGACATGGCAGACGGCTGTGCGACGATGCACCGCAGGTGCGGCCCGTGCTGGAACTCGCCGAAAATCCGGTCGCGCTCCGACTTGCCGACGTCGCCATAGATGCACTCACAAGTGACGCCTTTCCTGCGCAGGAACTCTGCGAGGTGCTTGACTACAGCGACGAACGGCGCGAACACGATGACTTTCGTCGCCGCTTCCTCAATCGTCTCCAGCACGACGTTCATGCGCGCGGTGGCGTCCAGTGTGACTTCCTCGTGCTCCTCGCCATACGCGATGCCGCAGGCGATCTGGACCAGCTTCAACCCCTTTGCTGCCTCGTTGAGCGCCGTGATCTGTCCGTCTGCGACCTCCGCCATCAACTTGGCAGACATCTGCTTGTACGCCTTGGTCTGCTCGTCGGACAGCTCCACATCCTTGCTCTCGTAGACGCACTCCGGCAAGTCGAAGCATTCGTCCCGCTTGAACCGAATCGCCGGCTGCATCGACTGGAACACGATGTCTTGCGCGCCTTCCCGCGGCACCCACGCGTACGGCCCGACGCGGCGCATGACCCGCTCCCTGAAGTGCGAGAAGTACTTGTCGGTGTTCGCCGGAATCGTAACGCGGCACTGTGCCCAAGCGTCAGTCGGTGCCTCCGGTACAGGCGACCCGGTCATGCCCCAAACCCTGCGCGGGACTTGGCGGTTGCACACGACGTTGAATGCCTTGAACCGGTCGGTGCCCGAGTTCCGTACCGCCTGCGCAATCTCGTCAATCAGCATCAGGTCAATGTCAGGTCGCTTGCTGAGTGCCTCCACAACACCGGGAACCTTCAGCCCGTCATGGTTGATGATGTAGATGTCCGCTGGAGTGGCGAGTGCCTTCAACCGCTGTGCCCGTGACCCATACACGACCGACACGGTCAGGTGTGGCAGGTGGGTAAATACTTCGTCGGCCCACGTTCGTTCAAGCGTGGATAGCGTACTGACGATCATCGCGCGATGCAGTACTCCTTCGCTGCGCAGATAGTCGTACCCCCACAGAGACGCCAGCGTCTTACCCGTGCCCATCTCGTTGAGGCAGAACATGCGTTCATGCATGGTGAAGAATGCCGCCGTAGTGAGTTGCGCCGCGAACGGCGTCAGTCCGTCACCGGACGGCCACGAGTACCGCGACAAGATCGGTGGGGGTGCAGCGATGCCGAGGTTGTTCAGTACCCGCACTTCGTCCGACCCGTGGCGCACGGCCACGTACTCCACACCTTCGTGGAGCACCTTGCGAGATTTCGGGACTACTGTGAGGACGCGATTCGGGTCTTTAAGCCGCAGGAGAAGTGCAGTCTTTTCCTTGTGAATCAGCATCCCTAACCCTTTCTTGTAGCGCGGTGTACCCGCACAGGTCGACCAACGAGTCGCGGTGTCCGGGGGTGTTCCCCAAGCGCGCGACTTTGAGCAGGACCATCATGTTGCAGACATCGGCGTAGTCGAGCGGCGCTTCGCGTCCAACTGCGCGCGACCAGATATATGTCGTCCAGTAGTCCGCGATCACCCGCAGGTTGTGGCCTGGGTCGCCATACGTCTCTTCCCGCTCGCCGTAGATGATGCGTTCTGCGGAGCGCAGGACGTTTTCATCGTTCATTTCTTCCCTTTCCCATACATTTCCGGTTGCCGCCCACGCCACGCGCGATTCTCCGCGGCGGTCGTGACCCGCGTGTTGCTCTTGGCGGCGCTGCCGCCTTTGTCGAGCGGCACCTTGTGGTCGATCTCCGTGCCGTCGCCCTTCTTGACGGTGCCCGCGGCGAGTGCCTGACGGCGGACGCGGTTGCGGTCGACCCGCTTCTCCACGTTCTCCGGTTTCTTCTGGTACTCGGCCATATACGCCAACTTCTGTTTGCTTGATTTCATTTTCGTCCTTCCAGTTTTTGCCACAGATCGCGGCAGTCTGCGTCACACCAGCGCCGCCCTTCGGGGAGTTCGTCGCCGCAACACAGGCACGTCCCGACAGCTTCCACTTCCGGTTTCGCCGCGATGCAGCCCGCGTTGTTTATCATCATCGAGACGAACATGTCCCAACGGTCGTTTGATGTGTCTACTTCGTCGGACACAGGCGTTCTCCATTAAGGAAGTCGCGTAAATCCTCGACGTCGTCAATGACAAGCGCCCACCCTTTCGCCGTACGGATGTTCCCGATGGCGCGTTCCTGCAGTGGGGTGACGGTACGCAGCTTGCCCGGTGCCTTGGTTTCGATGGCGAGGAATTTGCCGGTGGGCGGCACGCAGCAGATGAAGTCCGGGATGCCGTGCTGCCCCATCCCGTTGCTCACGGGCAGGTAGTACCAGATGTCTCTGGATTTCAGGAGCTTCTTGATGGCGTCCTTGACCTTGCCCTCCGGAGTCACTTCAGCGGCTCCCCGAATACGAGAACCATCTGTTTCTCGAAGTCCTGCGCGATACCGCCGTGCATTCTTGCGTTAAGCCTGTTCAGCAGCTCGATTTCCAGCGGCGTCTCTGCGCGAGTCTCGGCGAAGTTCAGCAGCTCGGCGTCGGTCATCGTACGGTAGTGCGTGATGCGCATTTTGTTCTCCCCCAGTTCAACGCGTCGCGAGGTAGTCACGCAACAAATACCCCTCCAAAGCCCAAATCTTGTCGCGCGCGTTGCTTCGTGCGATCTTCTTGCCGATCTCGGCGTCGAAGTTCTCTGGACTCGCCGCTGCGCTCTCGCCCGTTACCACGAAGCCGTTCTCCAGCTTCAGGCAGCACACAGTCAGTGTCGTGCCGGGGAATACGTAGTAGTCCTCACCGGCGATCACCGCGTCGATGTCCTCCGGTGTAAGTCGGGGGGCATTGAGGTTCTTGGCTTGAATTTCAAGTTCGACTGCTTGCTCGTCTTTGCTCATTGTATTGCTCCTATTGTCTTTTCGGTTTCCAATGTGGGCAGTTCGTAGGCCCGACCGGGCACCACCCATTACACAGCCCCGACGTCTTCGGCAGCCAGACGTCAGTGTCGTATGCTTCTTCCAGCTTGGCAATACGTCCGATCAGTTTTTCCCATGCTTTCGGCGTGTCCTCGCGGCGCATTTCGTCAGTCGTCACCTTGCCAAACTTCAGCCAGATGTAACTCGACTTGACCTTCTGCACCTCGGGGCGTGCCGCCATATAGATCAGCGAGCACATGTCGAGCTGGTCGTGGTCGTACTTCACCTTGCCCGTCTTCCAGTCCGCCAGATACACGGACTTTCCACCATCCACCACGACGTCGAGGATGGCGCGAACCCACGCCTCCGGGTCGTCCCATTCGGTTTCCTTCAAGTCCCGCGTGATCGCCAGCTTCTGCTCTGCTACAACGGTCGCCCGCCTGCCGAGAAGTTTCAGGACGATGGGTTCGTAGTCCTGCATGCCGTCAGGGAGCGGGGTGCCGTCCATGATGCGGTGCTCAAGGGCCGAGTGAACTACGTTCCCCCAGTCCGTGTGCACCGTGGCCGGCTCCACGACGGTCTTGGCAACCTTCGTGAAGTAATACTGTCGGGGGCACGTCTCGAACTTGCTCAGTCCCGAGTGGGACACGGGGGGCATTTTCACGTCAGCTCCTTGATGTTTTGTAGTCCATCATTATACAGGAACTACTTTGCCTCTCCGTAGTTGTCGCCGATGCCGCACGCTCGTTCTACGCTCCAACCATACTTGTACAGGCGCGACTTAAAGGTACCGATACCGATACCGTTGGCTAGGGCAACGTCGCGAGCTAACTTTTTTACACCGCGCAGTACCACAAACCTTGACCGCGTTGTGTTCCGTGGCTGCTCAACGAGTGGTATCCACGCGCAGTTGTCTGGAGCGTACCCCGCGTCGACGTTTAACCGCTCTATGGACATGCCCGCAGGGCACTCCCCCATGTCTTCGTAGAAACCCGCAAACTTCCGCCACTTCGCACACACTGAGATGCCGCGAGCACCATACTGCGCGTAACCAGAAGCTGTAGGAGTGGCACAACGGGCTATCATGCCACTCCATATCCTATACGTTTTACTCCTCGATTTTCCGTGGGTTCTATTACGCGCGCCGGTAGTTTCTCTGTGTAAACACCCGCACGACTTCTTTGTTCCAGCACGTAGCGTCTCCGTCGTAGCCAACGTATTCCCCCCGCAAGAGCACTGGCACGCCCACACTTTGCGCCCTCGCTCTTTTCTGTGTGCCAACGACACAACTAGCAGCCGCCCAAACTCTTGCCCAACCAAATCTACCTGCTTGCCCATTATTTTGCCTCTCCGTAGTTGTCACCTATGCTTCCCTCGGAGTGTACCACAAGTTCAGGCCACCAGACGGGGGGCGTACGCATCACGGCCTGCACCGTGTCTAGCATTACCTGCGCCTGATCTTCTGGCACGATATAGATCAGCTCGTCGTGGACGGTGTGTGCCGGCCAGTACTCCGTTTGCTGACGCACCTCGATCATGTTGTCGGACAGTACGTGGCGGGCCAAGTGCTGCACGATGTTCTCATCCACTTTCCCAGCATATATCCGGGCCTTCTTCCGCCCCGTGCCGTAGACCCACTCCACCTTGCCGCTGTCTTCATTCGTATCCTTGCGCAGATCGGGGTAGCGGATGACGCCCTTCGGCGTGACGATGCCTTCCTTGCTGGTATGGCACAGCCCCCACGGGTCGATCTGCGCTTCGTCGCCGGAGTAAACGTAGTCCAGCGCGCGGTGGCACGTCTTCCATCCTTGCACGATCTCCGGGTGTTTCGCCCTATACCCAAGAATGTGCTTGTCAGCGTCTTCCAAAGACACAGTGATCTGCGCCATTTGTTTCGCCACGGAAACATACTTTTCCGGGCTTCTCAACCCGAATCCTCCGCCGAGGTGCATGGCCTTGCCTGCCTGTCGCACCATCTTCGGCATACCTTCGACGGGGACGCCGAGCACTTCAGACGCCAGCGGTTTGTACAAGTCTGCTTCCGGGTCTGCCGCCAGTAGCTCCATCGCGTACGGTACTCTCCACAACGTCATGTTGACCCGCAGCTCGATGCCGCTCAAGTCAGCGACGACCACCTTGTACCCCGGCGGGGCCATCAGGCTGTAGCGCAGCGCGTCAGACAGTTTGGGTGCGCTGCGCAGGATGCGCGGCAGGTTCTGCAGGTTGTACCAGAACCCGGACCAGCGCCCCGTTGTGTCCGCGCCATAGTACTTGATCGGCACCGGGATGCGCCCGTTGCAGTGGTGCGCCGCGTCGAGGAACTTGACGATCCGCGTTTCCAGTTGGGTCGACTTCACCCCGAGCCGCGTCTGCGCCGCCGCCGCCACCAGTTCGTTCTCGTGCTCGGTCAGCGCGATAAAGCCCTCGTCCGTCTTGGCGAGGGCGGGTATCTGCTTCCCTTTCGGGTTCAGCTTCATCGGCACAGGGATGCCGTTATCCGTGAGGAACGCTGCGAACTTTGGCGCGCTGGCCAACACCTTGCGCACACCCTCCGGCGACTCCACACCGAACCGATCGACCAGCGCGACCAGCATGTTGTGCTTGTGCTCCCGTTCCAGTTCGAGGGTCTTGGTAAGCAGCGGCTCGTCCAGAACGAACTGAGGCTCCACCAGCATGCGTATCGTCGCGTCGATGATCTTCATCTCCGACTTCGGCGTCTGCGGCAGCAGCTTGTAGAACAGGTTGTAGCACTGCTCGGTGTCCATCATGTTGTACGTGCGCATCGCCATCATTTCGTTGGGCGTGAAGTCCTTCAGGTGCTTGCCCTTGGTAGCGATCAACGCCGACGAGTCCTTCTTGCCAAGCCCGTAGTACTCCACCAGTGCCGCGAGCGATCCGCCCACGTCCTTCGCATGGATCGGTCTGGCCATCGCCAGCGTGCACCCCCACATCTTCGGCTTGACGCCGAGCCGGAACGCAAAGATCAACGCGTCAAACTCGGAGTTGTTGTGCGCCACGAGCAGCTTGTTCGACCAATCAATCCGGCTGACCAGCTCACGGATGTTCTTCTCACCGAACACGCACACCGACTTGCCTTCTTTCTTGAGCGCGAGGCTGATGAGTTCCGTCTTCGGCGACATGACGTACTCCAGTGCGGACATCTTGCTCAAGCTGTGCGTGTCGCTCCAGTACGTCTCGAAGTCACCTACGACCAGTTCTGTTTTCATTTCATCTCCAAAATAGTAAATCCCCGTGACGTTACGTCACGGGGTCGGTAGGGTTACTCGGCGGGGAACAACTGGTCGACGACCTTGGTCACTTGCTCCAGTTGCCGTTCAGCCAGTGCATAGTCGTCCATCAGGTCGACGATCCGGTTGAAGTCGATGTCCTTGCTGGCACACGCGGTGTTGATCTTGGCTTCCAGATCGACCATCTTGGTTTCGATTTCGACCTTGATCCCCTCGGCCTTGGCCTTGGCGGAACGGACACGCAGGGGAATCATCGACTCCTCCAGCTTTTCCTTGGTCATGCTGATGAGTTCCTTGAACGACTTGATTTGAAAAGACATGGTGTTTTCCTTTTTGAGAAATTAAGCGGCGTTGCCGCGAATGGCCTTGCGGGCCAGTTTGTTGCCAAAAGCACGGAACTCAGGATGGTTCACGTCGAGTTCCCCCTCACAATGCCGGCGACCCGGCCCCTTCTTGGTGTGGTGCGCCAACGGTCGGTCTTTGAAGTATCCGATCCAGTTGACGCCGAGCGCCTTGAGTAAATTTACAGCGGTGTTATTTTTCATGCACATCTCCTATGTTAAAAGCAGCTTTTTGCTGCGGGTTGGTACAACTTTTGTTTGTGGTGTTGCGAGGTACGAGTTCATTGCATACGGAATACTTAGCGCGACGCTGTACGTCCCGCCTTTCCCGTAGAGACGCAGTACCGGAACGGCTATGTTGTCGTACGCGGGGTGACTCAGACTGTCGTCAATGAAAAAACGAAGGGCGTCCGCGCGACTATCGTACTCTACCGCCAACGCGTTGCCGAACTGGGCGCGAACCTGTTCACGAACGTCTGCCATGCAGATGCCGCTGTCTTCCAACACACGTACCGAGACGTTTCCAGCTAATTGCCGCATAGCAGTAACCTATTGTTCCGTTTACGCGGACTCTGGAGCGGGGGCGGGGGCGGTGGAGGTGGAGGTGGAGGTGGAGGTGGAGGTGGGAGAGCCTGCAGGTATGGGTCGAATTTTTGACGCATCTGCTGGTGGTACATCCGTTCAACCTCCAACTGTTTGCAGCGAATGTCTTCTTCGTACTGCGCCTGCGCGATGTAGCCCTCGTTCAGTTTCGCCGAAGTTAGAACAGCCACATCAATGTCCTCCCATGTTGAACCCCTTCGCGGTCATGCCGGCTTTGACGGTGCCGACCAGATGGTCGGAGGCAACCTGCGCTGCCTGCATGCTGGCTACGGGGGTGTCGCACATGTCGACGATGATGCGTCCGAGAAACTCTGCCGTGGCGAGCATGACGTCCGCCGTAGTGAATACCCCGTTGCTTGTCGCCTGCACGTACCGACGAAGAATTTCATCCATCTGCGCCCTACTGACGTTGTGTTCCATTTCACTTCCTTTCGTCTATTCCGGCACCTTCGCAACCATGTCCAGATGGGGCTGGCGAATTGCCCTATCAAGCGGAAATGATTCTTCTCTCCAGACAAGCTCTGCACTGCTATTTATCCAGCATTCCATCTTGACCTCTTTCATCTTCGGCTGGCGAGGGCGACCACGATATCTCATATAATGCATCCATGCTTTTCCTTGCCACTCTTCTTGGTGCGTTCCAGTATAAACTTCAATCTCCCAGTTTTCGGCATGTCGATCAAACACTTCCTTGCCTGTTTTTAATTCAACCCAATCATTGTTTTCCATTTTTATTTCCTGTGTTTTAGATTAAACCATCAACTTTAACGCGGGCTATTGCCCCTTTCCTGCCTCTTTTGGCAGCACGAATAATTTGGCATTTCCGGCACCACCTATGCCCATGTTTGTTCACTATGGTGTTTTCGACGGTGAACTCATGCCCTCTGCAACAGTGCGTTTTTTCTGCTAGATAGTGGCGTCTATTTGCCAGTCTCCCTTTGCTAGAAGCGTCCTGCATGTTGTCTTTGTTTGTGCCAATAAACAAATGGTCTGGATTTACACACCTTGGATTATCACAGGTGTGGCATACAAATAAATCTTGATCGAAATCGCCGTAGTGAAGCCAGTAAGAATATCGGTGTGCAAGCACCTTGTTCTTTGTGTTTGGTTCTCCAGTAAATAACTGGCCGTATCCGTCATAACCAGTTTTTCCGCCTGTTGCACCTGTCCAATTCCAACATGCTTTGTTGTCGACTGGTTTAGTTACTTTTTCCCAAAACCTTTGTTCTAGAGATTTCCTTGGCGAACTTTTGCGCTTTGGTTTTTGATCTTCTGACTGTGCAATTGCAACGGCTTGCAGGTCGTTCAGGTCAATCCAGTTGTCTTCAGTTTTCATTTCGTATTTTTTGCTTGGATAGCTTCTTGAGCAGCAAGATTGCACAGCACATGTATTTCATTACCGGATAAGGACGGCCAGATTTCTGTTCTGCTCGCGTCGCATACGATCCGCATCATCCTCATTGAATCGGCAAATGAAAACACGGTTGCTGTCACCTGCGCATCTTTTGCGATAGAGGCATACCCTTTGTCTTTGGCTTCTCGTTTCATTTCGTACTCCTTGCGCGGATTCTTTTTGACATGTAACTAGCTGCGTTATTGAATGCGGAACCGCCACACGCTTCGTCCTCGCACAACTTCGCGCACTCTTCCCGTTCAGCGACACGACCAGCCTCGAATAGGGCAACAAGCTTCTGCTTGTAGTCATCCGGGAACTGTTCAAAATGTTCAAATCCAGCGGCAATGATCTGTTCGCGTGTGGTCATTTCGGTAGCTCCTTCAGGTGGCGGATAGCTTCAATGCACTGATCTTGTACATGAAGTGCCGTCCATTGATGATTCCCATCAACGATCACGCGTACCTCCGCGCAAGCAGCTATAGCTTGCTCCCGCACCTTGGCGGCAAAGGCTTGCAGGGCTTCGTCGTGGGGTGGCGTAATAGTCGCATCGCTGGCTATCCGCTGAAGGTGTTGATAGAACTGCGTTGGCGTTGCAGTGAGACTCTTGCTGCCTGCAATTTCACACATGACGCTGAGAAGCCGATCACGATCTTCGGTCATGATGGCGAGTTGCTGTTCAAGTGTCTCAACTTTCTGAGCAAGGACAGTATCTACCATACTGACCATTTCTTTTCTTGATTTTGCGAATCCAGCACGAAGACGGCTCTTGTCATGTTCTTCTTTGGCACGATTAAGCTCACGTTGTTTCTTTGCTGCGCTCATTTTCCTTGCTCCTTTGCACGGTAGAGTTTCTCTCCAACCTTTACAATCTGGTCTTCACAAATATCCGCCCAATAAAAGCCGTCAGCTATATCGACTTCTGCAACAGGTTCCTTCTCGCACAGGATCAACCCGCCAAGGTCGGCTTCTGTGGCGGCGAGTGCATCCAATAGATAACCCTTTGCCATGTGTGGATATTGCTTGAGGAAATCTTCAAGAGCAGTCCGCAGCATCACCTCGCGCTTCTGGCTGTCGGCAAGTTGCTGGCGCAGGGATTCGATGTAACCAGCCGCCCACTCCGCTGTCTCACAACATCCGGCAAGTTCTCCTTCTGGTTCTCCGAGTTGAATGTATAGGCTTCCAAGTTTGCTCATGGCTTCGGCTCCCATGCGCGGATAGCTTTTGCAATGCGGTCTTTTGCTTCCATTGTTATATCGTCCTGTTCTCCAGAAACGGGAGTTTCCGCAATTACAGCAAACGCTTCCCGCTGGTCGGCGAGTTGCTGGCGCAGGGATTCAATCAGATCGGCGGCAGCAATCATATCGTTTGGCATCTTTCCCTCGTATTGACGATTCCATTCACGCAATCTTTTTACGATGTCGTCGCTCATTTCGTCGGCTCCCATGCGCGGTAGAGTGGCATACAGCATTTACCATCGGGGCAATGACCCAACCCTTCCGCACCGTGGTCTATTGCGTACTGACAGCGACCGTCGTTACGGCAAGCAACAGGCTTACCAAGCCACGCCTTGAGTGCGCTGTCGTCAGGCTGGAGGGCGAGCACTTCTGCTGCGAATATGCGTAATTTTCCAGCACCGATGCAC